TAACCGCCAATTGTACATTACCAGATACGGCGCTGTTAGGAGTAAAGCCTATTATATCATATTCGTTCAGCTTTGTCAACTTGGCAATGGTCATAGTGACCACAGCCCCAGACACGCTAATAGCCGATGGATAATATTCAGGATTGTGGGTTCGGCCATATACCTCAATATAATTCTTTACACTGGCAAAGTCAGTGCCCACGTTCTCGCCAATCAACACACTCTCCCAAATATCATCATCAATCATAACAGGTTCATCTTCACCAGAAGGGATAAGCTCATAATGGAACACGCCGTCTGCATCAAAGTAAATTTGATACTGGGGCAGAATGTCCCTCAAAGCCGATAGTATATCAAACACATAACCGCCTTGGTCAATCTCAATGTCATAAGGCACAGCTTGTATACTACCATCTCTGTTCTTGCACTCGCTAACAATATACTTAGTGAACCCACCCAACTTGAGCGTTGCAATCATAGCCTCACGCACAGATTCACCCTTCTTAATAACAGTAGGGATACCCTCAAGTTGACCATTTCTAACCCCAGTTAACTTAGACATTAAATCAAGGCCAGAGAAAGATAGAGTATTATTAGTTGCATCGTATTGCCAAGTGGGTGCATCAATCAGATAAATCCCTTGATTGTACCATTGAATTTCACACGTATAAATGTTCTTGAGGCCGATATATACTTGTATATACCTGTCTAAGAAAATGCGTCCTCCGGGCTGAATATCAAATGTTTTATTAGCCGCTACAAGGCTTACATTACAACTGCGTCTCAAATCACTATCAGCATCACATTGAATAGAGCAAGACAGCATATTACCGCTAATCTCGTCTACCGTCCTATATTGAAAGTCAAGTAGATTGAGCTTAATATATCTCTCTACGTCGCGTTGCTTGATGATATTATAATCGTTCTGAGTGATGTTTAACATACCATCACCTCTTTGTAGGAATCAGGCCGTTTTCATACAAGTCGGTCTTGTCATTGGGGTCGCCAACTTCTGTCCATTCAGCGCTAACTTTAACCATACCTTGCCCATAATTATTATCATAGCTTAAAGTGGGGTTGCCAGTAAAATAAACAAGCCAACTGTTACCATTCATATCCTTAATAATCTTAGGTTTCTTGTTCAACAAGAATTTCAACAAAGCTTCTTTTTCCTTAGTTATAGCTATTCTATTTGGGTTGCGATTATCATCAAAATCATTAGGTAATACCCAACCGCCAATACTTCCTGTTTGATAATTCATAATACTATTACTTACCACTACAGGATATTTACGATTATAAGGCTGGAATACACCCACCTGTTGATTAGAAGTGTTATTGTTGTACTCAATTCCGGCATGGAACTTAAACACAGTATCCACGTCACACACAAATACGCCTTCGAACTTGCTCAAGATAGACTCAATAATATAGTTGCCTTCAACATCTTCCATGACAGGCACAAAGGCATACTCATATTCAGTATTATATGCGTTTAGATTATCAGTAATAATAAAAGTTAAATCCTCTGGTTTTGAAACAGGAATTTGTTTAATAGTAATCCAATCAAATGTGCCTTTAACACGACGTTTAATACGAACAGAGGTAATACCAGCAGTCATTTGGTCAACATTACCAGCAGATACGTTTCCTTCAAAATCAGCATTCATAATAGTATCAATATCCCAATCAGTCGGAACAATACTACTATAATCAAACACTATATTTCTTGTCACGTTAAAATGGTCAAAAATGCCGTTTTGCAATCTTGTATTGGTAATATTGTTGATATTAGTAGGCGTGGGGTCTGCTGAGTTACCATCACTACAAAAATTATATCCAATAAACCCAATCAAACCTCAACACCTCGATTCTCAATTTTTAATTCATATAGATTGTCTACTCGCCTCAACCAAGTAAACAGTTGTTCAGTATTCTCAGGCAGGGCGATATGCTGAGACTCAATCGTATAAGCCCAAATGTTGCCACTATGCCAAGCTCTCATCTCAAACCAACACTGTGTATCGTCAACACAATAAACAACAGCAATAATATCGCCGCTGGCATTACTGAACCTAAAAATCTCTTTATTAGGCCGATAGTACCGACCCCACAACCGCATCGTCCAGTTGCCATTTATCTCATAGCCCTTAACCCATTTCACATAATTGCCATCAGCCCTCACATCAATTTCCTTGTTATCAATGTAAGTGGCAGGGTCAGGATTGGTCTCACCATCAATACCAATAATATTAGACTCAATGGTGATATAACCGCCCTTACAATTATTTGTCAAGAACAAAAAACTAAATGTATCAGGGGTAGTGTAACTAGTTGTAAATCCCACTCGGCCAGTAGTAATTTGTGTTCCATTAGTAGTAACACCAGTTACCTCAACGCTATAACTGGCCTTGTCCTCAAAACCACTAAACAGGTAAGAAAGGGTCAAAGGCAAAGTAGAGTCGGTATTATACATTGTACCTGACGTACTAATTAAAACGCCAGACGCACTATATAGATTAAACACATAAGCGTTTAGAATCTCGCCTTGCTCCTGATTATAAGTCACATTAAAGGCAAAGCTACTATTAGCCACCACATTGCCAGTCGGCATATTACTGATAACAAACGTAGGTTCACTATAACAGTAGAATTGAATAGGATTGGATGGACTGGATTCATTGCCCTGTGCATCCTTAGTGGTCAAAGTAGCCTGATAATATGTGCCATTGGTTAATGTATTAGCTGGTAGTGTATGCTCAAACCGATAAGTTGTTTGAGTCTGAGAATAAACAGTGGTTAAGGTTGCGTTGTCTTTAATAGTTAAGGTGTTTGCCACAACCTGCGAGCCTCCAACAACCGCAAAAGTAAATACTTGTTCCTTGGTTGCGTCAAACGCTGGAACGTTATATAAAATAGGTGTAGTTAAAGCCATTTAATCACCCCCTATGTTGTTTGATACCAAAAATCGCCAATTTTTTGCCCTGTGGGTTGAGATGACTGAACAATAATACTAACACCAGCAGAAGAAGAAGTAAGTGCGTCATCAACATATTTCTTTGTGGCCGGGTTATAATCCCCTGTGGGAGTAAAGGCCATAGTGTTATTAAGCATTAAAACTAAAGTTTTAAGCAAATTACCGCTTTCATCTTGAACAGAATCAACAAGCGTTTGTGGATATACAGCAACGCCAGTGGTTGCATCTTTCAACGTAACTTTTTCAGCCATTTTCCCCCTCCTTTATCCTAATTCTTTCCATGTTCCACCAATATTTACAAAAGCGGCTTCGACTGCTTTCCAAGTTCCGCCGATATTAACAAAGGCTTCATTTGCATTTTTCCATGTTCCACTAACGTTAACTGGAATATTTAAAGAATCAACTTTAATTGCAGTAATACGAGCGTATCCGTTTCCAGTATGGCCAGTTTCCGTCCCACTAGAAGTGCTAGGCATAGAAGCGTTACCAGCAATAGTAGAAGCATCGGTTAGGTAGTATTCAGAGCCTAATAAATATCCGCTTGGGGCGTTTGAGCCTGTCCAGACAAAGCCGGAGCCACCACCAGCACCACCGCCACCATGATAATAATAAGACGAAGATGAACGATAACCTGAACCACCGCCACCATACCATCCACCGCCACCACCGGATGACCTATTATATGAAGAACTATTTGAAGCACCATTACCGCCAACACCAAAAGAACCATCAGAACCATAATAACTAGAGCTATAACCTTTGCCAGCGCCACCAGCAGTTTGAGTACCAGCGCCAGCTAAATAAGAAGAACTATATCCAGACCCTTGACCGCCAGATATACCACCGCCGACGCCTCCGTTATAATTAGAATAGTCCCAGCCGCCTCCTCCACCACCAGCGACTATTACTCTGGAATAAAGTGAATCTGTTCCTATGCGAATATCAGAAGCGCCTCCACCAGAACCACCGTAGCGATAACCAGCCTTACCACCGCCATTAAAACCACCAGCGACAAAACTTCCAGACGTTGTGCTATATGTACCCTGACCGCCAACATAAATATACAAGACAGTTTCAGCAGTTAATGTAATAATTCCAATTGAATATCCGCCATTACCACCAGTAGAAGTTGTACCATAAGAGCCGCCCTGAGCGCCCCAAACTTCCAGCTTATACACACCCTTGGGCAATATCACAGATTGAACAGCACCAGTATATGCATAGTTAAGAATGTCGCCTGTTTTGATAATTGCCATAATGCTCTCCTTTACGGCGTATACTTAATCCAAATATCGCCACTGTTTCCGCCAGATGGGTCAGAAGTTGAAATGATAATATTTCTCACTTGTGCAACGCTATAATTTGTATTGTTTTGGGCAATCAAAGCCCCAGTCATTGTGTCACCAGATTTTGATACTTTACCATTTACACTAGATTGCAATGTAGAAATATTAGACTGCAACGTGGAAATATTCTGCGTATTTGTGGAAATATTCTGGGCATTAGCTGTAATATCATCTGCATTACTGTCTACAACAGCCGATAAAGCAGACACTTCTGCGCTAGTAGCAAAATAGCTTGCCGCATGACCTTGAAGTGTATCTGCGTTAATTAGGGTAGTTGTTTCAATAGGGGCAAGTGTATCATACTTAACCAAATGCTCTGGCAATTCTGTGCTAACAGTCACATCACCAGTTTGTCCGTTAACGCTTGTTACAGGATAAGGAGGTGGATTATTAGCACTATATTGTTTTATATTTTCTACCTTACCAAGACCAATATCGCCCTTAGTTATAGGCACAGTAATATCTACCGTTTTATCCGTTATGGTTTGAACAGTACCATTAACCTTAATGGTATCAATTTTGCCCCCATTAGTTTCAACATAAGCTGGAATACCACCTGCTGTAGCTACACTCCCATCAGGGTCATATGTGGCCTTTAACATATCGCCACCACCAGATGCACCAATAGCATCACTTACAGCTTTTTCGCTCGGTACTTTAGTTGTGCTTGCCCCAAGAACTTGAGTAATATCAGAGGTAGCTACAGCTCCAACATCACTGGCTTTAGTAGGTACGGTTATGTTGATTGTTTTATCAATTGAGGCGTTGGCCGTAAACGTGCCAACAGAAACACCATTGCGTTGAACATCTAATGTTGCATCATTAACAACAGGAATAACCGTGGTATCTGGTAAAGCACCCACATCTGAAGCATCAAGAACAACTGTCCCGGTTTTATTGTTTACGCTTGTGACTGGATAGGGAGGAGGGTTATTTGCGGAATATTGTTTAACATTGTCAACATTGCTTAGACCAATATTAGCCTTAGTAATATTAACATTACCAACTCGATAGGTAGCTTCATTATCACCCTTAACACCAGTTACAGTGTTCTTTTGAGCGCCACTTTCGATACCGTCCAACTTGACCTTGTCGCCGCTTGACATAGCACCATTCGTGGTAGTAGTAACAGTAGCCATCTTAATACCATCAGCATCTACACTTAGGCCGTTACCAACAACGATTTTAAGAGATATTTCATTGTTAATACTAATAGTGATACCAAGGCCACTTGTATAAGCGTCTACCAAATCGGCCACATTGATATAAACAGGCTCAGTTTGGTTCTGCAACACAAGTTTAAGGTATTTCCCTGCTGGTTGACCAGCCGGGTTGGTTACAATTTCACCACTCTCAACAAACAGGTCTTTAGGGATGTTGATAGCAACACCAGTATTAACCCCGTTTTTCGTGAGATAATAAATAGCGGCATAATCAGTGGTATCAGTCGCCTTTACAACACTGTATTCTGGTACATCGTTGGGCGTAATAAAGCCGGTATCGTTATCTAACTGAGATACTTTGGTCGGCACGTCAGCACTGGTGATAAACCCGCTGTTGTTCTCAAGTTGGCTCGTTTGTGTAGGAATAGTGGGCTTATTATCAAGGCTATTATAATCACCATCAAACGAGCTTGTGCCAGCGCCAATATTTGTACGAGCCTGAGCTTTTTGTTCATTTGTCAAAGATTGAGAAATAGTCTTGACTGCGTTTGTTACAACTGTGCCAGTCGAACCGTCCACGCTCTTTACCGGCACATCATTTGCAGTGATAAATCCGCTATTATTGGTTAACTGACTTGTCTTAGTGGGAATGTCTGTAGTCTTAGCATACCCATCCAATACACTGCTATCAATAAAGCCAGAATCGTTGTCAAGCTGGCTCGTTTTTGTAGGAATAGTAGTTGTATTAGGTAATGCCCCAACATCACTTGCAGTTAAAACAACAGCGCCAGTCTTGCCGTTGACACTGGATACACCTGTCTCAGGGTCTTGACCACCAGCACCCGGAACAATAATAAAAGCTGCAGACATATTACCAAATGGGATGAATACTTGATATACTGTACCCACAGTTGGCGTTCCACCATAATATTTTACTGTATTATCTTTGCCGTTAATAGTAAGTACACAAGTTGAGGTGGCAATAGTTTTACAAATACCCGTATATATTTTTGTAGTGTTGTCTTCAACAACTTGTTTTACCATAATTTCAATAGCATCAAGTATCTCATTAGCAAAACTCAATTATCACCCCTCCTTTTTATTACATGAATAAAAAATAGAGGGCGTATAATCACGCCCTCTTATAAGCTCGTTGATAGGCCATCTGTTTAAGGCCAGCAATCAACGTTTGTGCATCTCTTGCGTTGGGCAGTATAAGATTATCAATATTAAAAATATTATTCATATTACTTGCTATAGCACTTGGATTAATTTTACCCCAATCCCACAGATTTCTAGTAACATCAGCAGGAATAACGCCGTCGCCTTGACCAAGCACCCTCAACTCAGGGCCTTGTTCACCAACCAAAGAAAGACCTGCTTGCGCGCTTAATGTGCCCCCTGCATGCTTTTTAACCTTACTATAGTCAATACTAACACCGCCGCCAAGACTTACTTTTTTACCAGTGGCCTTAGATTTAGCAAGTGCAGCATTTGCCTCGCTTCGCATAGAATCTACACTTTTTCTACTACTTTTAGAACTACTACTAGAGGATATAAAACCGGCTTTCATTTCAGCTTCAGTCCATCCACCACTACCAGACCCACTAAAACTATATCCGTCACCAGAACTTGCAGAAACACCACTACCACCACTTAATCCTGCCATAATAGAATTGTATTTATTAACAAAATTTTGGGCGTTGGCTAGTCTAGTCTCCCAGTTGGCATTTTCTGCATCAATACCCAAAAGTTGAGAAGCGAGCAATTTATTTTGTTCTTCATCATATTGAGCAACTACATTAGACCACTCTTCTTTATATTCTTCCCATTTTTCAATTTGTGCATCAATACTAGCTGTGGCTTGGTCTTTAAGCTTGTTTAGATTTTCTACCTCTTTGCGTAGAGCCTCATCACGCTCATAAGCATCAAGTTCAGCCTGAGCCGCAGATATAGCCTCAACATCTTGCATATACTGGAACTGACCATTAGAGAATACATAAAGCCCTTTGTCCTTGGCCTGAGCCAGATTATTGAGCAGTTGTTCATATTGAATCTGACGCTCAAGCTCATCATTGGTATCTTGCAGAGCTTGAATTTGGTCATCATAGAATTTCTCTATGTCAGACTTTTGTTGCTCAAGTTTACTGATTTGCTCATCAATCTTGCTGATAATATAATTAACGGCTTTCTCATAATCAGAGCGTTGTTGTTCAAGAGCAGCCTTTTGGTCAGCAGCGGCCTTCTCAGCAGCTTGCTTTTGTTGCTCAGTCCAGTTGTCAACCAACTTAGCACGGCCCTTGTAAATCTCTTCCTCATATTGATACATATTGCGATTGATTGTATCAACATCGGTGCCGTATTCTTTCATGTGGGCCGTAGCCTTGGCCTTATAATCCTTGACAAGTTGTTCTAGCTTATCGTAGTATTCTTCTTCTTTAATCAGGCCAAGTTCTTTTTGATGCTCAAGGTCTTTTTGCAGATTCTTGAATTCTTCGAGGGCGAGGTCGGTAGCTTTTTTGGTTGTGGTTTTGGTAGTTGAGGTGGGCGAAGTCGGAGACTTGGGTGTATCGTCGTAATAACCTTCAACTTTTGTCTTGGCTACCGCTTGCTGTAACCTTACGAGAGCGGCGGCAGAGGCTTCATACCCCTTTTTAGCTTCGGCTATTTTACGCTTCTTTTCTTCGTAATCTGGGTCAGTATTACTATAAGGCTGATAAAGCGTAATGGTATAAAGTTCTTTATATGCTTCAACTTCTGCTTTTATATTAGCCAAAGTAGAAGCCACTCGGTCTTTACTAGATTTCTTAATACGCCCGTCAGCGGAAATCAAAGCACTTGCTGTTTCTCCAACAGTTGTTTCTAAAACCATCCAACCTTCATTAGTTTGCTGTAGATTATCTTTTAAGACAGGGAAAGTCTTAATTAACTGTTGAGCTTGCTCGTCGGTAATAATTAAAGCGTCGCCATATTTTTGTGTATACTCAACTGCGTTTTTGTAAGAAGAATTAAGTCCATCAAGAGCGTCACGAGCAGCAGTAGACTCATCGCCTACAAGTTGGTGAGCTTGAGCTAACGTATCAAGTTTGCTCGTAACTTCATTGTACTGCTCTAAATCTTCATCTGTTAATTGATGATTAGTCTTTAGCTTATTAGATAATTCATTGGCTTGCTGAATAAGGTCTTGCTCATAAGCCTCACCAGTCTTATAAACCTGACCTTGAACTGTTTCAAACTGTACACCAAGAGCTTCTAATTCTTCACGAGTTTTCTTGGAAGCACCCGGAATATAATTATCAAGATACTTTACAAGTTCTTCATAGGTTTCAAAACTCTGGTCTTGCAAATAAGAATCAAATCTACCAGCATATTCCCCAGTAATACCAGAAACCTGAATTCTTTCACCAGTGACATATCCGCCTTTTAAGGATTGTTTGGCTTTCTTTTCAGATAACGTTTCAAGTTTATCTATCTGAGCTTGTAGCTCGTCATTCTCTTTCTCAAGAGCTTCTTTTTCATCTAAAATCTCTTGAGTGCGCTCATTCCAAGGCAAGTCACTGATTTCTTTAAGCCGCTCTTTATTGGCTTGGAGCTTATCATTAGTATTGCCAATTTCTGTTTCAAGTTCTACAAAACTCTTACGGCTGTCCTCAGTGGCTTTCCACAATGCACCGCCTACAGCCAAAACACTAGCAATACCAAGAATAATAGGCAAGGTAATACTACCAGCCGCACCAACGCCCGTAATAACTCCTGCTAAATTTTTAAATTGTTCAATACCAACCTTAAAAATACCAAGCGCCTTGGTTAAAGACGTTGCACCCCAGCCCAGCCCAGTAAGCAATACAATCTGTGTAACAATTTGTCCAAGGTCAGTGTTTGCTATCTGTAACAGACCGTTAGCCAAGTCAAGGACGGCTTTTGCTAAGTCACTAGTAATAACGTTATTAGCAAAATCTTGGAATGTAGATTGAAGTTGAGATAGCTTGGCCTGAATAGACTCCATATATGCAGAGTTCTCACGCATTGCAGAACCTTGAGAATCAAGGGCCGTATTTGCAGCATCCGTGGCGTGGCTAAAGTTATTCATTAACGCTAAGAAAGCGTTAAGTTGGTTAGTACCAGCACTCGTTAAAGCAATGTAATTTTGAGTATTTTTATCTAAATTACCCCATTGCTTTGACAAATCAGTTAAAATATCAAAACTGCTTCTTAGCTGTCCATCAGTACCAGTAAGTGAAATACCAAGTTGGTCATAAATAGCTACAAGAGCCTTGCCAGTATCGCTATTTTCATCTGTTGTTTGAGAAAGACGGGCAAAAATTGTATTAAGTGACCTTGCTGCCTTAGTTGCATTTCTTGTTTGTTCCGTAATGGCTACAGTCATACCCAATGTTTCTTCCATTGAGTTGCCCATTGCACCAGATGAAGATGCTACAATACCTAGTGCTTTAGACAAGTCGCCAGAAGAAACACTGAAAGAATTTGCCACCTCATTGACAGAGTCAATAATATGGGTTGCGTTTGCCGCAACGTCCCCAGTTGTTTGATTAAAAGCAATAAGTTGAGAAATAATAAAGCCCGCAGAATCGCCAGCAGAGATAGTCTCGTCTGCTACGTTCTGGAACATCGAGCTAATCTTTGCTAATTGTGCAGCGTCTTGGTCGTTAAATCCATTCTTACGGAACTGGGCTGCCGCATTAACCATCTCTGACGGTTAATTATTAACGTTTAATCTTTTCCTCAAATTCGATTGTACCCCTCTTAGATTCTTTGCGTTCCTTAACAAAGTTGCGATAAGCATTATCATATTTATCTTGCTGTCTAAATTGGTTTCTGGTGCTTTGACTACTACCAGTAGATAGAGCGACAAACGCCATCGTAAACAGCCAAAATCCCAATGCCAAAACAACCTTATTAGCTTGAACGCCCATAATCAAACATAATACAAACCAAATAACACTACCAATCATATTATATACTCCTTTCTAATGTGAATACATAATATCATATAAAAGATTAAATGTCAATAATTTTTTCCAAAGTTTTTCAGACTTTGCCTGAGTAATTCTTCACCCTATAATTGGAGGGTTGCTCTGTATACTCGATTGACACACCGCTCATCACGGCTTCGCGCCCAATCTGCCCTTTTGTCACGAATATTATATATTATTCGTTACATAATACTTAGGTCTTTCGACCATATATCATCCTTACAGTTGTAATGGTTTCCCACATTCATATAGACATATCTCATCCCATATTGTAGTTGTAAGGCTCTTGAGGCTTTCAAGGGTTTAGGAGCTATTCTCGGTGCTGGTTTACCATCCCATCACCCCGGCTCAGACCGATTTGGTTTACCGGTTCGACCTACTGCCAGTCCCATCTTTGATAATGTAGAAACATAATCATCAAGAGCACTGCCAGATAAATCAGATACTTTTCTAAATTCAGTTATGGAAGTATCAAGCTCTAACACTTGACTTGCAAGCGAACTTACAATATCTATGGTTTTAGAAAGTACCTCATTTGCCGAGTTAAAGTTGAGTTCTAAATCCTGAATATCTTTGCTCGCTTGTCTAATACTGCTTGAATCAAGGTCAATCTTGGCACCTTTTACTTTATTTAATTGTTCTTGAATTTGTTTTGTTTGTAGATTAACGTCTACAAGTATACTATACTGAGCCATTCACTCACTCCTTTATAGTGAATTTGGCTTGCCAATATGTTTGACTTTAACTTGGCTGTAAGCAATCAATATTGCATCCGCAATATCATCGTCATTTTTTATCGAACAAGCCGACTTCCACACCAAATTAAGCCCAAACAAATTATTGGCTTTTTCTATTGACTTCCTTTTCATTTCAGCCCGTTTAGTACCACTTCTCGTTCCATCAAACAAGCCCATAGGACTACGCCACTGGCTTGGAACCAAAAACTCAATAGGTATATCAAACGAGGCCGCAACACCATAAAAAAATCCTTGCACAGCACCTAACTGCACAAGGACTTTAGGATTCTGCGCCTTTAAGGGCACATCTTCCATATATATCTTATCAGGATGATATTTATTCAATATCTCTATTAGCTTAGGGGCTTGATTAACAGTGCGTTCACGCCAATCTTGGCCTTCGGGCTTAATCACGCCATAAGCTGTCAGTTCTTTTCCATCAAAGATACTCCAACCAGTGCTCTTAGTGGACGCATCAATTCCGCAAACCACCATAAACTCTATCTCCTAATCTTTTTCAACGAAAATAGCAGAGTTATGCCGGGTGTAATTTAACCCTTGTTTTCTCATGCCTTCTTCAAATAATTTTCTTATTCTATTTGGCCCAAGCCATTTAATCAACGCATTCCATACATCACGTTTTTTAGTCCATGCTTGGCCTTTAAACCGTTTATCATATTTAGCATATCCCTCTTGATAGATAGCACCAGCCAACCCCTCATAGATAATATCGGCCAAATATTCTTGTATTGGTTGGCCATCTACAATAGACGCATGATGATTACCAATAGCCGTCATTTTATCCGGGTCATAAGCCATCTCACCCGTTACTTTATTGCCTGTAATATGTGTATTGGTATCCCATGCTTTTTTGAATTGGCCGGTTCTATCATATTCAACAGGGGTATATCCATCATAAACAATCTTTTGAATCAATTGTTCATTTTCAGTCAAAATCTGTTTAACAACATAATCAACAGCATCTTTTAACGCTGGCATAAGCATAGCTTTAACTTGAGCATCGTTCCTCGCATTACTTACCATAATTTTTCATTGCGGCCTTAAATGTATCAGTTTTGACAACTTTAGAAGCATCTTTTAATAGTTTATAGCCAACACGAGTCAAAGATTCTGTATAATCAAGCGCATTGTAAACTTCATCAATATTGATAACATTATCTCTTACACAGTCCATCAGCCCACTCATAACAAACATCTCATGGCCGACTTCCTCAAGTTTCTCTTTACCAATATCAGTAGCATGCATCAGTACAAGCATATCAATATTAGTCTGTCTTGCAGACCAACTATCATTTTCCTTACTTGCCATCTCAACCGCATTAACAATCTGCTGAATCTGAGCATAAGTTAGATACTGCTGAATATCAATATCATAAGTATTACTATGGATTACCTTTTCCTTTAACTCTACCATTCCATTCATTCCTTTCATTCAATCAAAATTTAACATATTGTGAAACATATAAGATGCCCATACCTAAAACAACTACAATCCAAGGGAAATTATGCTTTAAATAAGCCTGAATATCAAACTTACCAGCTTCTTCTAAAATTGTTACTTTTGATTCAACCGTAGTTAATTTATCAGCCGTGGCTTTATTGGCCTTTTCAAAGTCTGCTTTCATTTCTTTCATTTCTCTTGCTTGTTCGTCCATTTTATCATTTAACTTAACCATGGACATCTGTACATCTTGCATCGTTTTAGTCAAAATCTCGTTGCTTTTGACACTGCGCTGAATTAAATCTTGGAGAAATGGCCGTGTACTTTCAAGCTTGGTGATTCTGTGGTCATGGTCATCTAATTTTGCGTAAATTTTGCTGGTTTCGCCCTCTGCCATTTTGCTCCCTCACTCTCTTAATTTATATTCGCCGGATTTCATTTTCCTAACACGGACATAAAGAGGTGTGTGGTCAAATGGATTTTTTACCTTAATAGTTATGTCATTATAATCAATATATAACCAACCCTTACGTTCATCTCTCACTCTGCAATAGCCTTGTGGTGTTTCAATCTGTTGCTTTACTTTGCAATCATCGGGCATATTTGGAGATGGTTTAAACCCCCTAATTTTATCACAATAATACATATAAGGGCATACAGATTGGGTTACTCTACATTGATTTCCACTTACATATTCACACATTTCTTACTCCTTAAAAAATTGGGAGGGAAGGTTATTCACCAACCCTCCCAAAAAGAAAGATTAAATTAAGCAGTAACGGTTACGGTAGCATAAGCAGGGGGCACGTTAGGAGCGTTCTTTAGAGAAACCTCAATAACGGCCACGCCATTAACACTACCAGCACTAACAACGCCTGTTTCAGCCGCCACCTGAACACCAGTGGCAGTAGCAGCAGGACTTGTTTCAACAGTAAAGTTAAAATTGCTATTATCTTTACGCTGAGAAGCCATACCCTTACCAAACACAGCACGAACGATTAGAGCTTCAGTATCATTTTGACTCATATCAAGTTCAGCATTTTCAATAGCCAAAGCGATAACGTCATCTTGCCACTTAGCACCATAAATCTCTTCGGTCATAGTGCCATAATAGGGGTCATCCTCACAAGTAGCGCCATCCAGCACAGCCAGAGCCATACCAGTTAGGTTAATAGTAGCAGCAGAAGTAGCAGTCAAAGATAGATTTTGGTTGCCTTCAAGCTGGAACTGAGGAATATCAACAATCAGACGGCCATAACGAGTAGCATCAGACTGAGTGCCGACCTTACCACTATACAGGTCAGTCATAACAACGACATGCAAAGTAGCAGGAACATACTGAGATTTAATAGTAATACTCTTGGCATTCTCATTCTGATAGAAATACTTAACACAATAAACCTGACCAGCAGTAGCGCCAGCAATGGTCATAGTAGTGCCGGTAATAGTACCAATCTGCCAATCACTGTCAGTAGGCTTCTTATACCAACCAATCATAGTGCCATCAAAAGCTACAGGGGTTTCAGTGACAGTAACAGCACCAGCAGTAGCAGTTAGTTCCTCTTCTTTAACAGAAAGGCCACCAGATTCAATATTAACACCCAGAGACAGTGCCATATAGTTTAGGTCAAACATTGCATCAGTCAAAGTAGCAGTCAGAGTAGAATCGTGGAAATAGCGACCAAGCAAACCATTACCCTGACCACCACGAATATCCTCAGCAGTAATAGCAAAATCGAAGGTGCTTTCAGTCAGAGTTTTGGCAACACCAACAAGGTCATTGCCCTTAAATAGCAGAGCAGTGCCTACACCAGCCAGAAAATGATTCTGTGCCATTATAACATCCTCCTTATTTATTTATAAATTTATCATATACTTGAGACAAATTGTCTCCATAATCTGTCCCTGAAGTTGTTTTTATAGCGTTTGCATTACTACCCATAGATTGAGCATATTTGTCTGCGTCAGCCATATAACCATCGTATTTACCTTTCTTTTTCTTGAAAATCCAATGGTCAATTTCATTCCCTTTGCCAGCATATAGCAAAATAGGCCGAGTTGTCTCAAACTCAACCTCACCATAAACTTCCTCAAACAACAGACTGTGACTTCTATAAGTCATATTCATTTGTTCTTGTTTACTTATCCCACAATGCGCTGTAATAATCGCCATACGCCTCTCAATAGTGGGCGGTTCAACACCAGCGTTTTTTACAGCGTCAACCTCAGTCATCATCTTCTTAATCTCAGGATTGATATACTCATCGTCATAATGTATCAAGTTCTGATACATAATGATTTTACGAATGTTATCAAAATCTTTCGGCCCTATTGAAAAGTCATCATTTATCTTCAAATATGGCCTTGAATTATCATCAAACCCCACATAAGGATTTTCAACGTGTAAGCAATATTTGAGAATATTGACAAATTTACTCATGTTAATTTCGTTTTGAAACAAAACATTGTAGATAAAGGCCAAATAAGACATTTGGATAATCTCAACCGAATCTGAGGCGTTTTTATCAATATCTATTACAGACATACTTGATAAAAAAATTTCACTGTCTTTCACAGTGATAGGATAAATAAGTAATGTTTTATCTTTTATTTTATATTCAACAGGTAAGTCAAAGTAAAAATATGCTTTGCGATATAGGTCTAAATTAAGATTCGCACCCATACTCCTCACCTGTATCTCCAACATTGACAGCTAAGAAAAGCTGAACGCCAGTGAATGTTTTAGAATTACCAATGGTAGCACGGCCTAACGCATATCTTGACATATCATCAAGAAACGTTAACTTACCAACACCACCAACCTCAGCACCATTCAACACAGCCATCGCCTTGTTAATAAATAAATCACCCCTACTAACAGGAACGCCATTATATTCTACAAGGCTCATTTGGCCCCCATATAAAAAGTCAAACGCATATACTACTGTGCTGTTATATAGCTCTTTGGCATGGATATAATAGTCATAGATTTTAAGTACACACTTACTCTCACAAATAGCGTCCTCTACAAGTGGTGTAAAGAACACACCAAATTTCTCTTGAGGCCCGTTTCGCCAAATCAACTCTAACTTTTGGTCAAAAGTCAAATTAGGCTTGGATAGGGCATCATAACTATTATATTTCAGCAATTTCCACAAATCTTCTGCTACCTCTTGACGAGCAAGATAAACAAGTATATTATATGGAATATAAGGCAAAGCCGATAATGAATTATACATAACTTACCTCCTTATCCCATCATGCTTACAGCTTGAATATCAAACTTGGTCGTTTTACTGATATTATATGTTTTATCAACAATAATGACATTCATTATTAAGGGCGTAGTGCTCCGCTTATTACAAGTCAACTGCCAGCCAGACGTTATTTTCTCGACAGTTAAATATTCACTGTCTGCATTTATTCTAACTGTATCGGGCTTAATTTCTACGCCACCAATGGACACCTTAACATCAAATTCAATAGTTTGATATTCTCTAATCTTATTAAAAGCTGGGTCAAGATAAATCTCAGGCTCAACAACTGGTTCACCAACAGTAATCTTAATGCTGTCTGTGACGGCCTCATTGCCACTTAACATAACGGTAATATTTGCACTCTGGCCAACTTCACCAACCACAGTATAATTGCCGTTTTGGTCAATTGTGACAATTTCAGGATTATTAGTTTTCCAAACAACCGGCCTATCAACCTCTTTACCATTTAACACAACGTCAACGGTCAAAGTGCCAGTAGAACCAGCACTTAATGTCATATCGGCAGAGTTAATTTTGGCTTTATAGTTGTAATCTCCATTATAAGCCACACCATTAACCAAATCATCGCCATCATGAATCTCATCCAAATACAAATCAAGATACAGTAAAGTATCATAGTCTGTGGTTAAATTAAGATTCAAGGCGTTTTGATAACCATATAGCTTAAAAGGCCGACCGCCAAGAACATATCTTGTGTTAGTCTTGAACAACCGTAATGTATTGACATTGCCTTGTACCATAACAGTAGCATGGTTATTTGGTGTTAAGATATATCTGGACACCTGTACAGAGGGGCTTGACATATCATAATCAACCACACAAGGAGCACTAAATACTGAACCATTCTCAGGGTCAACAATTTTTAGAACGTTGTTGCATCTTCTTAATCCAGCATCTTGAGCAATGCCACTGAAATGGCCAAATTCATTACAAATCCACCAAGAGTTATAAAACTGATAATATAAACCTCGTGCCACAATATGGTTAATATCACGAAAATAAATCTTAATGAAATCACCTGAATCTCTCATACCAGTGGTCACATCGCCAACAGTTGTCTTAACCCATGCGTCAACAATCTTATATTCATCAGACCCAATTTCGGTTTGTTCTTTGATTTCCCCACCATTCTCAGGTGTTTTGGCGGCAGTATTGTCCCAAGACTGGTTAATAAAAGACTGAGCCAAATCCCGGTAATAATCGTTTGGAGTGGCCCCGCCAATGATGCTATACTCGATAGGCATGACGATAGCCCTCCTTTTCTTTTTCAATTAGCTTAATCATGTGCAAGACGACACGCCGAACATCCTCTTGTTTGGCCTCGCCTCCTAAATGAATAAGCCCTTTGATTAAATCACAGATTTCTTCATTGCCCCGCCCAACATACTGAATATATACTCGGCTTAAATAAGACCGATAACATTGTAAAGCAAAATCATCTTTTTCACGAATAGCCGCTTCAAAAAGGGGCAAAATTTTATAAATTCCATCTACCCTTTTATTCTGACTCATGCCCTCACCGCCTTAAAAACCGTAAGAATCAAGGTCAAGTAGTAGATACTCTTGTGTTGCCCTATCGACTTCTTCTCTTAGCTTATCAATGACATTTTGCTTTTCCTTAAAATTCTGAGATTCGCTGTTATAAGAATACTGATTCTTAATGCCCAGCTTTAGCGCAATCTGCGCCGCATTGTTGTTTTCTCTCTCCCACCAAGCAATCACCCAATAACGAGAAAGAATATAAATCTCAAGATTAGTTAAATCAACGTCAAACTCACGAGTTTCAACGTTATAAGTCAGGTCTTGCCGACATTCGGTAAATTGAGGAAGGGCGTTAAAAAGTAGGCCATCACAGAATTTCTGAAAATTATCATAGCTATTCTCAAAGAGCTTATTCAGCTTATAATCTTCAACAATACTGAGGGCCAATGTTTCAATCTGGTCGAAACTTGTCAACTAACATCACCCCTTATTCCTCTTCTTCAGGTGTAATGCTCATTAAATCCTTTCCACAGAGCTTGCCAATCTCGACAACGATATTGGCATCAATAGGTAGCCCGTTTAGCTTACGATTAACAACCATATCCACAATAATCTCTCTCTGCGCCATAGAAGCCTGTTTATAAATCTCACAAACATCGTTAGCGTTTTGCTGAAGCAGTTCCTTGAGCTGTTTATCACTTAGAATTTCCTCATAAACGCCACTCAGGTCATTCTTATTCACAAACTCCTTGTCTGCAATATACACCATACCACTTGCGATAGTATTGGGCATATTGGATAGGATAGCTCTAGCCTCAGACTCAGGAATCATCTTATAGCCAAACTGCTTATCAATGTGATACATTCTATTGCCCTTGAGGGTTAGACCACCGGGCACAAGGCTAATAAACTTAATACCACGAGCCGCCTTTTCCTCAATATTTACAGGATTGGTAGCGGCCTGAGCTTGCATCATAACCTTGATTTGGGCCATTAAGTCTGCCATCTGCTGTTCCTGTTCAGCAATCTTGGCCTTTAGAGCCTCGTTCTCCTCAACAGCAGAATTAGTAACCTCAGCAGTCTCAACAACCTCTGCTTCTGCGGACTTGACTTTCTTAGTGTTAGCCATTTTATTTAATCTCCATTCTTTCCATTTAATTCAAAAAAGGGGCCATATTTCAGGCCCCTTAATAAAAGTTAAAGATTACTCAGTAATCTTGTACTCACCAACATAAGCAGCACCAACGAACTCGGCGGCATAAGACTTACGAAGGGTGAAATTCTGAGAGATGTCAGCATTGTCATAGAACTGATTGCTATTGGTTAGAGTGGTACTCATAGCCATAACAACAGGCTTAGCAACAGCGGCAGAAACAACATACAGGGTGTTGTCATCTAGAGCCATGCCAAAATCAGCAGAACCGGTAGGAGCCTGAGGTAGCTCATAGATACCAAAACCATAGAAGTCCTTCACATAAGACACAACGGGGTCACGGCCATCAATAACCAGACGGCCACCCAGAGTGCTGTCGGGTAGAACGTTCATTAGAGCGGCGGCAGTACCCATAATGACGGGCTTGGCCATCATGTTATAAGCCTGAACACGCTGGGCAAGCTGAACCAGCTTCTTACCGTCAAACGCACCAGTCTCCTTGAACTGAGTGGGATAAGTGCCAGCGGCCAGACCAGCATTCAAAGAAGCAATAATCTCAGCGTTCATATCAAGCTCAATAGAGATGATGATAGCACGAACGGCCTCAGCAAGGTCATCCTTACCAGCCAGAACACGAGCCATATCAACATAAGTGGTAATGATATGCTCAACGGGGCTGATTTCAACATTGCCAGCATACTTCTTCTGACGGAAGGAGGTACGCTCACCACGAGCGCCACGAGACACAGTATACAGGGTCTTGGGAGGAATCTTCAGATTCACAACGTCAGCATAACCAACAGTGCGGAAATCCACGAAGGGAGCAAAGGTGGCCTGAACATAAGCGGGTAGAACCACGTTGATGGTGGCGTTAATCAGAGCAAAGTTGGCATAGCGCAGCATGGGGTTGGCCAGAGCCACATCCATATTATTCTTGTCAATCTTCTGACCAGAGATGCGCTCAAGCTCGGCAAAATAAGCCTCACGAATCAGAGGAGCCTTCTCAGCAATGGTGCGAGACTTATCATAAGAACCCATGTTCTGACCCCACTCTTCGGCGGCCTTGTGATTATGATAGTCAGCGAAAGCAGTATAGAAAGTGGTATCGCCCTTGGCAAAAGCCACTACTTCATTAGGCATAACAGACATATTTATAATCTCCTTTATTATTTTATTTTAATCAGTTTTTTAGTCTACTATTAAGATTAGGCCAGCTTCATTAGAACCCAAGTCTTGATAGCTTCGCCACCAATATCCATGGTACGAGCGCCAAGCACCTTAAAATGAGCGCCAGATTCAGTAGTATTCGCAGTCATCTTACCGGAGGCCTGGACAGTAGCAAAAGTAGCGGAAGAAGCGGGTTCAGCAGTGAAAGCACCAACAGAAACCTCAATGCAGTCGCCCTTGATTAGACGCTTAACAGAGATGGGCTTGCCAGCTTCGTTAGTAAAATAACGGGGGTCATCATAGACCTGAGCATCCACATTGTAGCCCTGAGGAGGAGTGCCAGCAACAAGGTCAGGGTTAGCGCCAGCAGTCACAGTAAACTCGTAAGCACCGTCACCAGCAGGAGACATAGCACCCAGAGTCAGGAAAGTGCCGTTATCAATTTCAGTAGCAGCGATGCCGACAAGGTTCAGAGAATCTACGTCCCAGAAAGCTGCATGAGTGCCGTTAAACACGGTATGATTCTTAGCCATAATTAAATTTCTCCTTTATAACAATAATTTTTTAGTTTAGTAGAGGATAATTATTCCTCAAACCAGAGTATTACTTATTTTCAAGTTTTTCCCAAATACTGTTGGGGTCAGAATGTTTGATGACCTTGGGCATAGCAAAACTAAATACACCCTTATCATCTTTCTTAATAGTTTTCTTTACCTCGCTAAAGCAAGTGGCCTTAACCTTGTTGCTCCAAGCATCAATATCATTTTCGCCACAAGATAGTCCCTCAGCCTTAAATTCTGCAAATTGCTCATCATTGATATAAGTACGGACTTCCTCCATAACACTATCCACACGGCAAGCCATTTCCTTAGCGACAACAGCGGCTTTATAAGCCCGTAGTTCCTCAAGCTCAGTGTCCTTATCCATGATGATGTGGTCACGTTCCTCAACGCTCTTTTCAAGCTCGGCAATTTTGGCCATCATCTCATCCTCAGACATCTTAGCGGGTTCACCTTCATCGGGCTTCTCTTCGCCCACCTCGCCTTCACCTTCATTTTTCTTATGGTCAGCGAACTTGGTATACTGTTCAACATTTTCAGGCTCAGCAAACTTCTTAATGTTGTCAGTTTCGGTGAACTCCTGTTTAACCTCTGCCAGTTCATCAGAAGCAGTCATACCTTCCTCAGTTAGGCTAAAGTCAAGACGGTATAGCTTTTGGTCACGGTCAATAAGAATAGCGAACTTCTGATTATCCTCTTCATAAATGCCCTGAATACAATAGTCCCAAGCATCATGCTCACGGATAGCAGCATAAACACGTCCCCACAAGTCACCAATGTTTACAGCGCTAAATTCAATCTCAGCCATCTTTTCCTCCTTTCCACCTTCATTGTCATCCAAATCAAGTTTCTTATAAATCTTTTCAATTTTATTTACAACGGTAGTCTCGTTCTCTTTCTTGGCATAACCAAGAGCAGAGGTAAGGCCGTCCCGGTTGTATACAAAAGTGTCACCTTTAAGTTCCATCACTGGATACTTTAGATGTTCAGAGGGAGCTTCTTCCCAACCATCTTCGACAAGCATATAGACAGCCTTAACAAGGGTAGCCTTGTTGTTGGCCTCCATAATCTTATCTCTCATGGTCGTTTTATCCACTTCGCCCCATGCCTTATCAGACATGGCCTCTTTGGATTTATCAATCTTATAAGTCTTAGCCATACTTTCAATACGCTCCTTGGCAAACTTTTTCAAGGGGGTGAGATTATGTTCATTCATTTTGTTAAAATAAGCATCTGCATCTTCTTGAGAGAAACGAATCATAGTCATCATTGCATCTGGACAACTACCTTTTACACTTAGCCCTAAACAAGTCAAACCATAAATATCAAAGGATTCAACTTCTCCTTCGTCTGCATCATCAACAACCTTGACCTTCATCTCAACCGATGTGTTTCGCAAATTCTGTAAGTCAAAAATTTCATTAAATTCTTGGCCGTATTGTTTACTAATAACACAGTATGCCCATGCTTTTACAATCCCATCTTGAGTATCTTCAAACTCGACATCTTGTTCTTTTGGGAAATAGCCATAAATAATTTCTGAAGGTAGATGCGTGCTCGCATCACCGTATTGTAATTTTGCGACAAGGAAATTACCTAAAATTGTTTTAGCATCACGTTTTAACACCTCAGCAGAGATGTCTAAATTATGACTATTTTTTTGAGTAGAGAGAAAGCAAGCCTTAAAAACAGTAAATTTATCCTCTGGATATTCATTCAGCCAATCAGGCGCAATTTCTTCCATCTGGAAATTTATGTTCTTTTCCAATCTCTCACCTCCTTTTTATTTATATTTTAATATATAACCATATGCCGTTTTACAACTCCCTGCTAAACAATGTTGCACAGCCCCATAAGATATATTTAATTCTTGTGAGGCTATTTTTGCACAAGGAAATTCTCGCATAAAGTTACCTTCATCATCGCACAACACAACAGGCTTCCACTTGCTTGTTTGTATCATGGGCTGAACTGCGCCAATATCTTTTTTCTGTTCGTAACTCCATTGATAACCTTTACCTGTTTTACCATGCTTTTCACAACACTGTTCTATTAGGCTTTTAGAACAACCCACATCTTCAGCCGCTTTTTCTGTGTTTTCATGCTCTTTTATAAAATTACCAGATTCAGAATATTGATAAACTTTCTTCTTTTTATATTTCTTTTGGAAAGGCGGTATTTTATCGAAATAAATATCTCTCCATTGAAAGCCGCCAGCGGTTCTCTCTTCTTTTATTGCCCTAATAATAGAAGAAGTCCCTTTAAGCCCAACTGATTTTGCCGCTTTGTTTTGGTTTCGATATTGCGCAATAAAATTACCATTCAAATCATATTGATAAACAACTTTACCTTGGTCATCATTACCAACATGAGTAAAACTAAGCGCCCCACCTTTAGTCATATTATAACCATTTGATTCTGTGTCACCAACATAACTATGATATTGAGCAATATAATAAATTTCTTTTTCATTTAATTGTTCAAAAGGGCAACGTTCTACAATTTCAAAAGAAAAATTATCAAACCCATACTTCTTAAAAGCGTTATACAAAGCAAAACAATCTCGTTTATTTCGAGCATATTTATGTTCTTTCCAACGACTATAAATATTTTGGCTTTGCCCAATATAAACTTTACCATTAACCAGATTGGTAATTTTATAAATACCACAAATTATTTCACTCATTTTCACTCAATCCTCTCTCATTATTTATTCCAACCCAAATCCTTATACAACTTGTCTGTCTTTTCAAAAAAGAACACGGTTTCATTTTCTTTGCCATATTCTTTCTTTGGTGCAATATCATATATAGGATTACCCAACTTTAACAAACGTCTTGCTTCAGCAGGGTTTTTAATAGCTTGAAATTCGCTCATAATTCATACCTCATTTAAGACTCGACAACGCCAAGTCTTTTTAACACTTTGTCTAATTTATTAGACTTTTTAAAATAAACGGCCCCATTATCCATATAAGAAGGGGCGACACCGGCTTGATGAATAGCAAACGCCAAATCTTCATCAGCCATAAAATATTTACTTAGGTCAGATGGTGTATCTCTAATAACCATTACTTATTCTCCCCAAGAATCCAAAAGTCAGGAATATCATGGTCATAGGCAGGGCTATCGCCATAAATATCAATTTTATCGCTGAGCAATATCACTTGCTCAACAACCTTATTTACATCTTCCAGCAAATCAAGCAAATCTGCATAAACATGAATATCATTGTTATCAAAAGCGATTTTAGCACAACCCATCATCATTGCTTGGAAATTAATATTAACTTTTTCAAGGTCTTTAATAATCTCGATTACAGAACTATAATCTTGGCCACCTTCAGGCGTTGCTGCATAATAGACAGGGATATTGTAGCGCTCTAAACATTTCTCACCAATCAAATCAGACAAAGCGGGGTAATAATGAGCAATACCATGATGCACCAAATTAGCAGTCTGATTATATGCGAACTTAACACCAAGAACGCTAACCAGTCTGTCTAAGTGACGATTCATCTTAAAGCACTCGCCAATAAGTTCTGTAACAGCGTTAATTGTATTTTGTGTCACTAACATATCTTTCACCTTCTTACTGGTCATCATTAAGTTCTGCTGAATCAGATTTATCTAACCTGTCTTTTTCAGGTCGACCACCCATGTCTCCACCAGCCGTTGTGTTTGTATTCAACATGAGTTGACTATACTTATTAAGCCAACCACTATTCTTGCTGGCCATCAAGCTCTTCTCAAATACAACAGGGTTCATGCCAATCAAAGACGCATAAACAGAACTATCAAACACAACTCCCTTATCGGCCAATTTCATTACATTATCAAATCTCTGTTGGCGCTCACTGCGATAAGTAGACCCATTAAACACAAACTGCCACTTAAATTTCTTAGTAAGCTGATTACCAAAGAAATTCATAAACTTGCTAAACTGGTCATATAGAGGGCGCATAGTTTGATAGGTTTCATTCTGCCCAGCCTCAATCTCAGCATTAGACATTCTGTCAGAGCTATAAATAACCCTGCTTACGTTACTACCAACACCAGCAGTAGAGCTTACTTGAGTAGTATACATTGAGGGGTTGCTATCGTTATACTGGAAGAACTTGTTGTCACCAGTAGGCATGGCCGCAACCTTAATTGTGTTACCAAGACCTTGCTTCACCTTAGACATAAAAGCGCCCAGCGTCTTAGGGTCGATTGCGAACTGGTTTTTCTGTGTACCAGACTTAGCATTATCAAACAACTGAATAGCACCGGCCAAAATACCATAAGCGGCATTTATGTCCTTATCCAACTGTAACTGCTGAACTTCATCATCAGTAATGGCGTTCTTCAGCAGAGGTGCGAGATAAGGCGTGGTATTAAAGTTGCTAAGATTCAGCTTAAATGCGAAAGCACCATCATTAGGGCTTGTCTGTGTCCACATAGCATAAGTGCCAACACGGTCTGCAAACGGATTGGTAGGGCGATAGTCTTTGAAAGACTCGTTTTCACTAAATACACGCTTATAATATTTTTTAAAAGCAGGGTCAAAACTATCAATGTCTACGCCCGGATTTAAGAAATACTGCATATTAAAGTCAAACAACGGCCCAACATCACTCATGGCAGTCATCATACAATAGTCTTGTGGTAGCATCTGCAACGCATACCGCATCTGACCTTTATTGCCCCACTTGGTTTTGCGCCACCAGCAATAATATACTTCATGCAACAAAACCTGCTCAACTACTTTTCTAAACTCGCCCTTATAGTCAAACTTTAACAGAAAATCATCAATTCGCCGTTTATCGTCCTTATATACCTTTGTATCGTAATCAGATTCGTCAGCATTGATACAAACACATTGTAAATCAAAGGCCAAAGAGTTGGCATAGTTTTTGATGGTTTTGGCGAAAATCATATCAAAGCAGTTTAGATACTCCATATAGCTCTGAATATTTTCTGCATTATTACGATAATCAGATAGTGCTTGTCTAACGGCCTTAGATGTGGCTTCTCTTGCATCATTGTTAAGGTTTTGCAGAATAGCGTTACTCAGCCAAGGCGACCATACATTATACATCTCGCCATAAGCCAATCCAGAAGCAAAATCAATAACATCTTGGACTTGGGATTTAGTTAATTTTTCAGGCATTTGTCACACTCCTTTCTTTTAGATTAAAAGACAAGTTGAATATCATCTATATCAACATCATCTTCTTGCATAGATTGGTTGTATTTGTTTTCAAGTTTACTAGCAATATAATTGCCGTAAGATAGACAGACAGCACGGTCTTTAGTCCCCATTCGGGGTTCTTTTAATTTCACCCTGCCATCCTTAAACTCAGCACTTAGATTAACAGCCTCTTGTATCATCAAGTCAACTTGGCCATATGGAGCAATAGTCTCAGCAAATTCCTCACTTGACATATCAAAATAAGACCCATCATTTTCTATTTGAGTTTGTTTGTCTTGAGTGCTAATTAAGAATTTAATATTATTGCTATCCAGTTGCCGCCTAAGTTCCATCCACATAGCTGCATTTAAGTCGCCAGTACCAATAATGGGTATCATACAAGCCACTGCATTTTTATCAACAGTACGCTCTATAAGGTCTTGAAGTTTATTATCTGGAAGTACCTGTAAATCTTTTTCGGTACTGATAGTCAAGCCATTTGTTTTTCTATTACCAACAGCCTTGTTAAGTTCCCATTGCATCGTGGTTTTATTATATAGCGTTTCGCCACCACTACGAGTATCGGGTATAAAATAGTCTGCATCATAATCCCAAAACAATTCCCTTGCTCTATCCGCAGACCCCAAACTATCACTTGCCTCATGCCCTTCAATATAATCCACATGGCGTTCAAAACGATTGCCTTTCCAATGCAAAGACATCAACATAATAATAGTATTATCGTTTGCTTCACGAGAGGTTGTGTTGGCAAAAGCATAGTCTGTGATTACTAAACGCAACTCATTGTCTTTCTTAGGTGCGTTGCCCATATCTTTATCAACATAAAGGTCGATTTCTGAGGGCGGGTTAAAAGCGTGTTCAATAATTTGATTATTCTTGAAAGACTTATAAGAAAAGAACGCATCTTCAGCCTCGCCGATAGCCTCATTATATAATTCTTGACGAATAACCAACTCGGAATCATTTTTCAATGCCTCTAATAAATATTCTTCTGTTTTCAGCCCTTCTTCAATAACATTAAATATATCAAAAGCGAATACTTTGTATGACACTCGATGACTCATATAATACCCAGTCACACAGTTGGTAAAATCCCTATAAGCCCAATCCGACTTAAATCGGTTAGATGTAATGTATGTGGTCTTGGCTTGTTCAACCCACCGTTTTTGTTTCTTGAACTCATCGTTGGTTCGCATAAAGTCGATTTGGCGAGGACGGCGCATGGGATTAAAGACGGCAGAAATGATGTGCTTCTTTAGTTGCATAGCTTCTTCAAGAATTAACCAAGTACATCTTTCACCTCTCGCACTATCCACCATCGGCAATACTCGAATACTTGACCCATTAAAAGGGAACAATACAACAGCGACATCATTGTCCCTCTTAACCTGAATCATACCAAGTTCTAAGAAACGGCGCAAAACTTCTGAGTGTTTCATAATAATCTCATCACGAATCTTGCGCTCAATCATTTTGTTAGCTTGGTCAATAGTAGAGGCGGTAATAACTACTTCTGTGTTAGGAAATAGCAAGCATCTAATTACAGCGCCCAAACCCAACACATACGTTTTTGCTGAGTTACGGCTGCACATATCAAAGGTAACTTGAGAATTAAACATTTGCCACAACATATAATGCTGATAAGGCAAGAGTTTCATTTTAAGTCGCCACTCAGCATAAATGCCCGGATTGTACCGAAATATGGTAGTCCATTCTATCTGTCGCTCTTCTTGGATATTGTTGGCATAACCGAGAAATTTCTTGCCTTCTTTGTCTCCGGCAAGTTTATATTGTTGAAAAGAGGCCATTTTCTTTGCATCTGAAACAAAGGGCATATTATCACTCCTTTGTTATAGAGGGATAATCCCGTGTTCCTGCAATTAAATTTCGTAAAGGACGCATAAGCTGAGTTTCAAGATGATGACACCCACAATAGTCTTCATAAGCACTAATATCTTCAAGTTCTGCTGGTTTATATTTTTCCATCATAGCTATCTGATATTCAAGTGTCTTTTCAACATCAGTTTTAGTGTTACTTTGAAATTTATCTAATTTTAATAATTCAAGAATCTTCTTAATATTATCTTGTGCTTTGGCAATTTCGTTAATATCTCCGCTTTTATCCGCTTGACGTTTCCTCAATTCAGCCTTACACAAATCTCTATATCTAAGTTCCATCGGTGTATCAATAGAAAACAAATTCTGAGTATACGCCTCATAAAGCTCATTTAACAAGTCATAATCTTCAGGCTCAAATTCTCCCCAAACTCTTTTTTGTTTGGCCAAATTTGCCTCTTTTTCTTCTTCTTTTTTAACGACATCCTCTTGACTAATACTACGTTCAATAAAATCGTCAAGCATCATATCGCTCTGCCAAAAGCCCTCTATAACAAAGCCCAGTTCCTTGAGCGTATTGTGATAGGCCATAAACAAAGTAGACCCATTGGGCATTCCACTTTTACGATTAATAGCCATATCATAATATTCTCTAATAACAGGATAACCCATCTCAGCGCACAGACACCACAATGCCCCGCCCTCAGACTTTAATTCTTCCTGATATTGCTTAAATCTAATGTTAAGACAAGCACGGCAAAGTGGTAGATATATATTATGATGAGGGTTGAGGCTTTGAATAAAGGCCTTCTTTTCTTTTGGCTTCATACAGCCTACACACCATGTTTGTGTAGTCCTATTAAACTCTGCCATGTTTCCCCTTTCTCTACATAGAAAAAGAGTGGGCCAAGTTGTCCCCCTCAGCCCACACATCCCATGAAGAATCTCCAATAATTCCTTATATTCAATTTTGCTGATAGTTTGGCTTTAGACCACTTACCAGAGATACAGGGCATAGCCCTTAGAATCACGCTCCTTTCATACTTTAGTCAGATATTTTCTGACAGTTGGACGCAAGGTTGTGACCCCCTCTCATTTGAGAATTTAGTTAATGTCTTACCTTTCGGTTGGTAAGATATTCAAACCGCATAGCGGGATGAATCAATTTAGGTAATAAATCTTGTTAAAACATTCACCATCTTCGTCAAAACAAGCAAAATAAGCACCAGCACGATTATTTTTCATAATACTCTTAGCAAATGGGTCGGTTCCACATATAGACGGAACACGAATCACTCTTTTAGACCCTACATTTCCAACTCCAACCGCCTTGCTTGATTCACTATGAAAATGAGCGCCATAGCAAGCATCAATAGTGACATTATACAAATCCTCAAAATATTTCATTAACATTTCAAGGTCTCTTGTTTCTCCATGGGCAAATAACAGGTTTTCATTAAAAACCGTTGTGAAATACACATCATCATAAGGCTCAACTTTAATGTTTTCGCAATCTTTTAATCTCAAAGACACGAAAGCATGAATAATATATTCAAGGTTTTCTTCTGGAAACTCTGGCTTTTGAGAAAGATAGCGTTGAATCGTATGATTACCGGGAACAAAAGCCACCTCAATAGGTATTTCAAGCCGATTTTGTACTTCCACAAGCCAATTAGAAACAAATTCAGCAAACTCTACCGTAGACTTAATCACTGGCTGACGTAACTTGATTAGACTTGAGGCTCGAATAAGACCTTCAAGAGAATCCCCGTCAAACACAATCTTTAACTTATCAATATCAAGGTCATCAGCATCCATCTTTGCCAGCAAAGACCACATTCTTGTCTTAAATATATCTTTGTTGTATACATTCGCAACTTCGCCCATTAGACCTTTAACAGTATAATTGCTATCGTAATGAGCATCAGCTACTACAAGCAATCCAATCTTCTCTGCTGGGTTAGTATGATTAAAATGTTTAATCTCGATAGGAGACAAACCGGCAATAGATTCTTTTAATTGCTCAATAAGCAGTTCATTTCTACCAATGGCTCGATAATATTCTTGTGCTTGAAGATTGACCGTTTGTAATTTTTTGCGTTCTTTGATAAGTTGCTCTTTTGCCTCGGTCAGTTCTTGAATTTCATCAATATCCTCGGCCTCAACGTCTCCCATATCCTCAAGATGTTTCAAAAAGATACCAAAAACCTTTGCTCCTCTGCGAATATACTCATCCGCAAACACATCCCTATAATCTGAACCAAGCACTTTCTCGGCCCAATCTTGATAGCTAATGACTCTATCCTCAAGCTCTTGAGTCGCTATCTGCGCTTTACTCAATAATGTCATATCCTATTATCCCTTTTCTTCTTTTTCAGCATATCTCCACTTGAACCCGCCAGCCGTCTTTTGCTTTCTAAACGGGCTACAACAATTAGAGATATAAATTTTATCAATTCCTGTTGCGTTACCAGCAGCAGTCATAGACTCAAACACAGCAATAGTATTGCCTTCCATATCCATTTGAACCACAGCACGTGCGTTGTTTGATTGACCAGCCGTTCTTTTATTGGTCTTAGCCTTATCTTCCCTCTTTTTCTCAAGTAACTTTTGGAACTCTTTCTTTGCCGACTCTCGCCGTTGTTCAATTATTTCATCAACACAGGCACTCGCCGCCAAACTATCGGCCCTAACCTGTCTTGTATAATCACGTTCAGTTAAAGCTCCTTTTTTGAGCCTCTTACGATATTTCCTTGTCACGCCTTGCATATTTACATCATTGATAAAATCATCTTCAGGCGTAAATATCGGCACAATCCGACCCGGAACAAGGTAAGTTACTTCTTTACCATTTGGCATCCGCTGTTTTATATAATGGCTTTCTTCCTCTTTTATCGTAAAAGTCCCTATCCCCGGTACTCTACAACACCCGTTATAAAACACTTCACGAATAATAACCTCTTGAAAAGCAGACCACCATTCAGCAGCGGTTTGGATAGAGGTGGTGTCTTTCCAACGACAGGCTTGTTTGAAGAACTCTTTATTAGTGGTCATCATGCCACGAAAATTATTCACTTGTGCCATCGTCTACATCCTCTTCATCGTTTTCGTCATCTTCGTCATAATTAACTAAACTCGTGTTAGCGGGATTTTCCTCACCCACATCAAACAATGTAGCCTCTTTTTGCTTTTCTGCCCATCTGTTGCTTAGTCTTAACACCGTTTTCTGGAAACCCGGAACATCTTTGGGTTCAGTATAACATTTCTTTTGCGGGTTCCATCTCCGCACATCAGCACGGGGAGCAACCTGTTTCCAACTAAGATGTCCAATACCCGGAATAGGAACTTCAACCTGTCCCAAAAGCCCTTCTTGAATAATCTCGCCATAAATATCAAGAACAGACTTAATTATATCTGCTTGAAGCCCTGTTCTAAGAAAAATTTGATAGGCCACCTCTTTTTGAGTTAACCTTGGTTTTTTTGAGCTATAACCACCCATATTTTACTCCTTTTCCCTAATATTTCATCACTTTATAAACCACTAAAATCATTAATCCCTTGCGCCCCAACGATTTCAGAGGTTACAACCGCCAAACTTTTCCGTTCTCTGGTTTTTTGGCGGTTGCCCTCTGCATAGCACTCATCAGAGCAATAAACATCTTGGTTGCCACGCTTCGGCTCAAATCTGCGCCCACAAATAGGACACACCTTGCCACTAACATTGTCTTTAAGATTAGCAACAATGACATCCCCAAAACAAGCCCACAATATTTTCTTTGTGCCAGTTTTTTGAACAGTATAAAGATAAGCCACAAGTGTATTCACCACATAATCAAGTTCTGCCCCTGTTTCTTCAAGAATCTTATCTCGGATGTATTGATACATGAACAAATCTTCTTGATTGCTGTGATTTTCATCTTCGGCCTTAAACAAATAGTTCTGGTGAGTATTGTAATACTTATACCGCTCAACAATTTTACTATTCTCTCGAATGTCAAAACCAATATCTTGTTTCATTAGCATCCGATAATCAAATCGACCAATCGTCTTACAATACCGAATGTTTCTGTCTGGAATAGATAGACTTAGCCGATTCATAGCCGATTCATTCGCTTGCTCGACTTGATGTGGTAATTTATCTTTAGCGAATTGAAAGAAGTGAGGCACGTTCGCCTTTGTATAAGATTTAATAATTTTATCAATTTCCTTGGGGCGAGTTGGAATGTATAAAGTCTTAGCTGCATCAATAACAAAGTTGTTCTCCATGCACAACCAACGCACAACATTAACCTCTTGTTGCCCCACATGGCCATTGTTCCAAATCTTAGTAATATTGTTACTGATAGGCCCTATGTTACCAGTTGTATAAGCTTTAGTCATCCCATCATATAGCGCCTGATTGCTTAACTCGCCGCCTTTGGCCTTTTTCATCTCGTAATATAAAGGCACTATATTTTGCATATTGCGTTTAGCAATCTTGGTTAAAACCTTATCTTTAATAACCAATGTTTTATCGCCATCAACGTCAAACTGAAGAATCCTTGAGATTGTATCATGGCAACTTGTGTACACACACTTGGTCATACCAAACCACTTATCCAGTTCTTCGTTCCGAACGTTATTTCTAATCGGCCATTCACGATATAAGTGGGGGCTTCTTAAACAAGCTAACTCATCGCTATCACGATAATCTCTACAATAGACTTGGCCATCCTCTAACAATCCCTTGGGGTTTTGTTCACCCAAAAACAACCACTCGCAAAACGCATACAAATCAGGGCTAAGAAAGGTATAGTGACCATTAACTCTAAGCCGACCAGCCTTAGCTTGTTTAACTAAACTCTTTTTAGTCTGCTTTAACACATCTCGTGAATACTGGTCTCTGAACAATTCAGGGTATATTGTTAAAGCCTCTTGAAAGCAACTCTTGTCTGTGTTATAGTCTGTGGCCCCAAGCAGTCTCATGGTTGTTTGGTAATCAGAGCCAATCATTTCAATTTCATCGACTGTTTGTTTGGTTAACTTAGCTATCTCATCATCTGTCATATCAGTTAATGTCTGAAGCATCTGATAGTTGATTCGGGCCTTTGGAATATAATCTTCTTCGATATTGCAATAACAAGCCTCACAGCCGAAATGCTTAAACTTCTCTTTATAACATTCCCAACTGTTGTAATACTTGGCCATCTTAAACTGGCTTTTGGTAAAGATATACTTTATGCCCTCAGCGATAATATTATGCTCATTTCCGTAAATATCACAGACAGTGGCCTCGCCCCCGCATTTCTCTTGAATGAACTTGTCAAATGGAAAATTAACCAACAGCCCTTTAACCCAAGGCAATCTTACCATTCTAGTCTTTTCACCCAACACCATGCCACAACCATCCGTATGGGGAATTGACACACCCATCTCTTTACGCTCAATCCGGTAAGTAATATCACTGATATAGTCCACAAGACCGGGTACAAGAGTTTCAAAGTCATCTACAACAATAGACTTGTCAATATCGAAATCTTCCCAAACGTCTGTTGCAGAGTTGTTGAGGGCAAGATAAGCAAGGAATTTATTTGGGTTGATTCCTCCGCAATAGTTTATCTGGTCAGTAGTAAGGCCACAAGTCAGCCGACCCGCCACCTCATCATAAGCCGATTCTTTAACAAAAACTGCTCTTTTTGTACGGATTTGCCCAGCAGAGGCCGTCAAGAATATATATCTCTCACCATTGTACTCAAATCCATCAAGCACCAGATTCTTAAACACCTGAAAGAAATAAACATTGATAACCATAATAGCGTCAGTCAGTTCATTTTGCCTTAACTGTAACGCACGAGTCAGGCTACTCTCAAACAACGAGATAACATTTTTTGTGTTTAAAACATCCGGGTTAAGTTTTCTTGGTGTTCTATCTTCAGCCCTATCATCAAGAATTTTTGATAGTTCGGATTTTTTCTTAGACAACACTCTGTTAATAGCAGATTTTTTCCAAGCTAAATCTTTACCACCCCATTTGTCCTTATCTTTATATTTTTTTCTAAGTTGGTAAAGCCCCAACATCTGCTTGTGATAAGATTGCTCTATTGGCTCATAAAATGCGTCCGTCCCAATAGACCACGCAAAAACTTGACGTGACAGGCTCATTCACTAATCCATCCAATCCATTCTTCTAAAGTCGGCTCATATATCTCATCCCAAACCTCTGGTTCAGTCTCTTGACCTGTTTGGGTATACACTTCATAGCTCATCTCTCGCCATACCATAATCTCACCTACTTCCCTTGGCGATTTTTCTAACTTGATTATACCATGTTTTGTGCAATTTGTCAAGTATTATTTTGTTCACAATTTATTAACTTGACAAATAGACTATTTTGTGTTATAATAAAAAATAGAATATATATAAATATATATTATTATAATTTATATAATTAAATTAATCTATGTATTCACATATAAGAGTATTCACATATACTCTAACATATATACTCTATATTGTCAAGTATATATAGAATTTTGATTTTAATATATTAGACTGCGTAAGCAGGATAATATATTAAAAGAAAAATTCAAGTAAAAAGAAAATTTACTTGACATTTTATGTCCCTTGTGCTATACTTACCTTGAGAGGTGAAAATATGGCAAGAACAAAACAACTGAACCTTGTTGTCCGGTTTAATGGAACGCCCTATGTAATTAATGACCTTGGACTTGGTAAATCTCCTCGTTTTGAGCTTTGCAACGAGACAACCAAAGCCGTTGAAGCCAAATCAGACAATCCGAGAGATTTTGACAATATCGTGTGGAAGGAAGATATGGATGATGAATTTTCTGAAGCGCCTAAAAGCAGAAAGAGCCGAGGAAGAAAAGAAACTTGAAGAACTTAAACAAAAACAATTCGCCCTCAAAAACAGTATTGATGAGCTAACCGTTCAAAACGCCAAACTTAAACAAGAGAACCAGTCTTTCCAGTTCGTTACTGCTGGGTTTAATACTCTTGAAGAAGTTGGCTATGAACGTTATGTCCCCACCACACCAGACGATATTCTTGAAGGCAATATTTATTTGGCTGAAAACAAAATGGCAGAAATGGCTGGCAAAGGCACTATCATCCAATACAACAGGATTTATCGTATTGATGGGTCTGAGGCTAAAGGCAAAAAGTTTCAAGAGGCGTTTGGTAAGAATTTGCTTATTGGATTCAATATTTATGTCCAAACCAAAACAAAATCTATCACAGATGGAAACTATTATCGCACCTGTGATTTAATTAAAAAGTCTTTCGACAAGTATAATAAACAAGGCGAGATGTTAGGCATTAGTCTAAACCCATGTTATCTTAATCTTCGCCTTGAAATCCTGCAATACACACTTGAGTTAAAGATTAAAAAAGCCAAAGAAAAAGTTCAACTTCGTGAAGAACGTAAGCGGATGCGAGAACAAGAAAAACTATTAGAAGAAATCGCCAAAGAACAAGAGCAACTTGAAAAAGAACGCAAATCTATGGATATTGCCTTTGCTAAAGCTCTAACAGACGAAGAACGTGAATTAATCAAAGCCCAAATGAATGATATTGACAAACGCATGGATAACTTGAAATATCGCCGTGAACATAGTAATGCCGGTTGGTTGTATGTGATTAGTTCGCCCAGTCTGCCTAATATGTGTAAAGTCGGTTGCACTCGCCGTCTTAATCCCACAATTCGTGTAAAGGAGCTTAGTTCAAGTTCTCTGCCTTACGCTTTCAGAACACATGGTTTTGTGTTTAGTGATAATTGTTTTGAGCTTGAAACACAAATGCACCATTATTTTGATGACAAACGTGTAGCCCCTGATAGAGAGTTCTTTTATATCTCGCCCCAAGAGGCCATTAATGTGCTAAAGAATAAATTTAACCAAGAAGTTCATTTTGAAGATGTTGAGAATAGCCATGACCAAGACTCAGATTGCTGAACTAATCCAACGCCGTAGATTACAACTGCTCGTACATAGTTGTATTTACTACGCATACAATGAAAATCTTGTAACAGATGACACATGGACTAAATGGGCTTTAGAACTTGAAGGCTTACAAGCCCAATATCTAGAGATTGCTAACAAGGTTAGATGGGCTGAAGCTTTTAAAGGTTTTAACCACAGCACTGGTTATAATCTACCTTTTGAAGAAATTGGAATTAGGTCAAAAGCAATTCAGTTACTAAGATATGCAGAAAAACGAAAGGATAAGGAGAATTAACATGACACACGAAAATTTTAAAAAACTGCTTGAGGAACTTGACGGCAACGCCTCTGGAACCTTGGCCGAAAAGAACGCTCGTTATTCCAGCTCTGATGACGCTCTACATAACTTTAAGTCTGGCGCAGAAATCATGGGTGGTACACCAACACAAGCCTGTTGGGGATATTTGACTAAGCACCTCACAGCCCTTAGAGACATGATTCAGCGTGACGATTTTAGTAACCGTGATGATTTTCTTGAAAAAGTTCAAGATTCTATGAATTATCTGCGGTTTATTTGGGCCTTAGGCAATGAAGCAGAATCTAACCGTTCAGTCTATAATCGCAACATTGATTCAAATGATTGTCGTGACTGTGCCAACTTTGATATGAACAGGGATTCTGAACCTTGTTGTCGTTGCAAAAACACTGCTGTTCCCGGCACTCCTAAATACAATAGTCGTCCCTTGCTGTTTGAGTGGTCTGATAAATGTCCTGATTAAAATTCCTTATTGACAAGCTAATTAAACTGTGTTATAGTATCCTCAAAGGAGCGATATTATGGCACAGTTTCACAATACAAAAATTATTAGATATTTGAAAATGGCGAAAGAAGCCAGTAAACAGTCTAACTTTAAACAGCATCACTTAGGTGCTGTAGCAATTTATAAAGGCAGTTTGCTGGCCACAGGCCACAACAGTACAAAGACAAACCCCCGACAGAAAGAGTTTAACCGTGAGCGTGGTTGGGATGTTGAGGCCAGTGATGCTCATAATACTGTTCATGCTGAAATGGCTTGTTTGAGCAAGATTAGATACCTTGACATTGACTTTAGTAAAGTTAAGCTCTATGTTTATCGTGAACATAAGAATGGGGTTAAAGCTCTTGCAAGACCATGCCCAGCTTGTCAAAAGATGATTAAGGATATGGGGATTAAAGAAGTTTGGTTTACAACAGAGAATGGTTTTGGATATGAATGGATGGAGGATTAATAATGAAGTGGAAAGATTGGTTGCCGTTTATTTTTTATTGCTTAGTTGTTGTTGGATGTATTGTGTTTGTCATTTTTTATATTAAAAGCATTGTAACTGCGGATATTCCGGTCTGGTTAAAATTATTTTTATTGTGAGAGGTAAGTAAAATGGCTGAATACAAACTGAAACCATGCCCGTTCTGCGGATATAAGGGGGTAGAGATACTTGCGGATGATAATGAATATTTGTACTATCGATACTTCTCACAGTGTCAGAGATGCGGTGCAGGTGCAAAGCGAGGCCACACAAAAGAAGATGCTGCTAAGGCGTGGAACAGGAGGGCTGACAATGGCTGAGTATATCGAGCGGGAAAAGGCATACGAAAAGTGCGGCTGGTATAACACCGTGAACGGCAAGAGTATATGTGCTGCCAGAAAAGATGAACTGGCTGCTATTCCTGCCGCCGACGTTGCCCCGGTGCGGCATGGGCGGTGGATTTCGCTGACAGAGTGCGCAAACGAAGGTGTTTACTGTTCCGTATGTAACAAAAAGGTATATAAAGCGGATTATGCTTGGTCTAACAAGAGAATCAAAGTACGCTCTAACTACTGCCCCAACTGCGGGGCCAAGATGGAGGTAGACCATGAGGATGATTGATGCAGATGAACTGGAAAAGAAATGGACTATTGCAAGTCCAGAGCCATACAACACAGATGCAGTAGAAGTGCTTGACTCGATTAGAAATATGCCAACTATTGACGCTGTGCGTGTTGTGCGCTGTAAGGACTGTAAATACCGTGATGGCACTCCGGGTCAGCCTAACATCCTGTGCGGCAATATGCACGATGATGACTTTTGTAACTACGGAGAGAGAAAGGATGAAGCCAATGAATCTTGAATGGAATGTCTGGCGAGATGAACTTAACACAAATAAAATCCAGCCGTTTAATGTTTTTAATCATTATAGCTTTAACAAAGCTGTAATTAACATCTTTAACAAACGCCTACGCATAGACGAATTCGAGAAAATGATAGATAAAGAGGTCATGTATTATTTCTGGTGTAGAGCCGAATACGAGGTTGTGATTGGTGGTTTGTTTGAAAGAGGGACAAAGACTAAGATTGATATTTATAGTCAGTTAAAGTTGAATTGGGATAGGTTTATTGATTATTTATGGAATGAATACACATCAAAGTAAACCAAGGGAGAGAATGGATGGATAAAATCTTTGAAATTATTAACAATGAGCAAAAACGCCAAGACAACACAGTAGAACTTATTGCCTCAGAAAATTTTGTTAGTGATAGAGTTAAACAAGTTGTGGGGTCTTGTATGATGCTCAAGTATACTGAGGGCTACCCCAGCAAAGAGAGCATTGCAAAGTTCCAAGAGAAATATCCTGACTATGTACACACTGGTAACATGGGTAGATATTATGGCGGGTGCGAGAACTTTGATGAACTTGAATTATATTGCCGTTATATGTGGCAAAAAGTATTTAAGACTGATTATCATGTGAACGTTCAGCCCCATTCAGGTTCTTCTGCGAACATGGAAGTCTATGCCAGTGTGCTTGAGCCGGGTGATACTGTGCTAAGTATGAGCCTTAATAATGGAGCGCATCTCACTCATGGCTCTCCTGTAAACTTTAGCGGCAAACTGTACAACATGGTATTCTATGGCGTAAATCAATATGGCCGAATTGACATTGACGACATCTATAACAAAGTCATTGCATATAAGCCTAAGATGGTGGTTATTGGAGCATCTGCGTATGCTAGAGCAATCCCCTATCATACCATCCGAACAATCATTGATTTGGCTGCAATGAAGGCTGGTATTGATGCGCCCTATATGTTTGTGGACATGGCACACATTGCTGGGCTTATTGTTAGTGGCGACCATGAAAGCCCATTTGGTGTGGGTGATTTTATTACCACTACAACACAAAAGACACTAAGAGGTAATAGAGGCGGCATTATCTTTTGTAAGCCTGAATATGCAAAGAAAATTGATAGCGCTGTGTTCCCCGGCAATCAGGGCGGTAGCCTAATGAATGAGATTGCCGGTAAAGCTGTAACGGCTGAGGAGGCACTAACGTCTGAATTTAAGGAATATGGACACCAGATTATCAAGAATGCCAAAGCTATGGCAGATGAGTTTATCAAGTTGGGATTTAAGCTGGTTACTGACGGTACAGATAATCATTTAATTTTGCTTGATTTAACTAATATTGGCGTGAGCGGCAAGCAAGTACAGGACGAACTTGATAAACATGGGATTACACTAAACAAGAACATGGTTCCTAATGATACCAGAAGCCCTGCCCAAACAAGCGGTGTTCGGATTGGTGTACCGGCCATGACAACAAAAGGTTGGAAAGAAAAGGATTTTGTCGAGTGCGCCGATAAGATTGCTGAAATTATTAAAAGCATGAAAACAGAATAAAGATTAAGAGGACTGAGAAATCAGCCCTCTTTTTTTAGTTCTTCTGCTGTTGCGAAAACATCAAGTTCATATTTGATTGCCTTTTCTATCATTTGTTCATGCACAACAGGCGGTATCATCTTAAATCTACGGCTCTTGAGCAATCGGTCAACCTGAGCCTTATTAAACTTAGGGGCAAAGAATCCTACCATCTTTTTTAACCCACTTGGCCTTGAGATAATAAATGCTTTGGCATAATTATCGTAACCAAGATTTTTTACTTTGGCCAATATAATGGCATAATATTGTTTAATTTTTTGTGGGCTTAATTGGTATAATTCTTGCACTGAATGAGCGTTATTGTCTTTCATAAATTCAAGCTTTGTCTGTTCTATTTCAGCCCATTCTTCTGTTGTTGCAATTTGCCCTTTACTATAAACTTTGCCATTTTCATATTTAACTGCTTTATATAATAAATATGTTTCGTTATACTCTATAAGCCCCTTTTCTTTTAGCTTGAGAAGATTGCTCTTTAAAACATATTTATCATGCGCCTCAACGATATTAAACCATCTATCCTCAAATTCTTCTGCGAGATAATCAGGGAAATCTTTTGGTAATTTTATATCAATATTTTCTTTCCCATATTTATATAGAAAGTAATTAGTATTAACCATATATAGCCCTTTGCGAAAACTGGTATATGTATGGGTTTGGATAACATCGCCCTCAGCAAACAAGTTTAATAAAGCAGCTTGAACGAAATTGTTATAATTCTTTTCGGCTTGAATTAGTTGTTTTTCTTCTGCTGTGTATTGGCCATGAATAATATATTTACCATAACCAACTTTTTCTATGTTGTATTGTTCTTGTAAACTCTCAATATGTAATTTTCTGTTTCGGCCTCCTGACCTTTCTTTTTCGCCTAATTGACGGCATAACTCTGAATAATTTAATTTTTCCATAAGCGCCCCTTTGTTAAGATGGTACTTGGTACCAAATCCTTGTGCCCAGCAATAACGCTCTGCGTTTTGCGTCTCCTTATTTCATCAATATTAAAGATGGTACTAAATTTTCTATTACATATATATAGTGATTACAAAAGTGGTACCATCTTCACCTTTACCATATTATCACATATCAACGCTATTGTCAATATATATAAATATAAGTTAACAGATTGTTAATAATTATGAAAGTTATAAGAAATAAAAGTAAAGGTAGATGGTAAGGAGTAAGAGATGTCTGGATGATGTAGATTGGGTGAGGTGGATGGTTTGGAGTGAGGGGAGATTGGGATTAAGGTGGTGATAGGCGGTTGTGTTGTGTGGGTACTACTAAGCGTTTTGCTTTCACGCTTTAAAGCGTCATCCATAACCGACCCCGGCTGTGGGTTAACATAATGTCCCGCTGATAACAACAGTTATTGGCGTAGTTAGACAAAAATAGAACTAATACTAGAATGCGTTCTAGTTTTAAGCTAACTTCAGGTTGTGCCCGTGATGTCAAGCCGCAACAGCATGAGAGCGCATATATTAGGCGGGACTGTTGCGTTTGCAACACACTACCACACACAACCACCAATTCCCACAACCACATCACACACTATCCATCTTCACATCACATCACACTAACAACCATATCCTTCATATCCTTCACACTTTACTCAACATCACGCCATACAATCACCACAACTATTATATACTATATCAATACCATACAATACAGTTATCAAAACCATATTCAATCATATTATAAACTATATCTATATATCATTCATACAACCATACAATCTATCAATCATTATCATATCATATAGTATTAAAGACTATAAAGACTATATCACCACCTACACCAGAACAATAATTATTATCATATTTTATAATCATTATAATAATATTATATAATCTTAACCTCTATCTAATATAGTTTTAAAAATCATATTGAATCATACATTAGGCCGAAATTCCTATATTCATTTATTCATAGATATTCATTGAATATTCATATCAATATCAGGGCTAAAAGTGAATATCTGAACTTTTCAAGTGAATAAAGGGCGAAAAGTTAATTAAATCTATGAATATCATAACGTTATAAATATACAAATCCAAGTTAAAGCGTTCAGAGTATAACTATAGCGCTCACCAGCAAAAGCAAAACGTAACCGATTACTTAGCGTTATAAAGGTGTTTTTGTGTGATGGACATATTGTAAGCGTTTTGTGTTTAGTTTATATATTATATATGTATAAATCCAACTATACAACATAACCAAAAACTTTTTAATATTTTAGTCATTTTGCCTATTGCAATCTAGGCCGATATGAATATAATGATAATCACAAGGCAACCACAACAAAAGAATATTGGAGGTTAAAATGGACTGGAATACATTTTTTATTATTGTAGGCGCAACTACTGTTAGTTATTTCATTTGTAAGTTTTTGTTTTGGTTTGATAAATAAGGAGGAAAGAAAAATGAAAATCTATGAACTGCTCGCACGTTATGACGCACGTAAGAGCTTTTACGGCAAGGCCCATGTTATCGACTATGAAAACGGAATACTTGAATTACAAAGCTATAATACTATTGTTTCCCGTTGTGTTAATGGAAAAGTTGAAGAGTTGGGCAAGTGGAGCCAAACCACAACAAGACATCAAAAAGAGTTTAGAAAGCAGTTTGAATATTAAGGAGGGTTTGAAAATGGAAAATATTTATTTCAGTTCGGATTACGATACTATAAATAAATTAATTAAAAAGTATGGGGCGAAAGGTTTATTTACTACCGGAGAAAATGAAGATGGAGAAAGTATTATCATAACAATTTATTCTAATCGTGTTGTTACAAAGACATTGCAAAAAAATAATTGGATGCGTATTAATACCTACTGGGCAGATGGGAATATAGATGAAAATTATGAACGTTGAATTTATTAAATAATAAGGAGAAAAGAAAAATGAAAAGAATGACACAAAAAGAAATTAAAAATCTTGTTGCTTTGGGCGCGGCCGAAGATATTACATATCTTTCTTTTGACGCTTGTGAGGCTTTGAGAAAGGCCCATAGCTTTACAACGCTAAACGTCAGTACGGGCGTTTATGGTATGAATGGGGCTTTGTTCCGTGATGAAAACGGCAAATTTTACGCTATTACTTCCAGAACGTCAACATTATTTCAGATGGTTTAAGGAGGCTTGAAAAATGCTTTTACGTAAAGATATTGAAACCATTATGTCAACGCCTGAATTGTGGCAAGCGTTTCATGATTTAGAAGAACTATACCATTTCCGGCGGAGTAGTCCAGAAATAAACGCTAAGTATAAAGCGGCGTTTCGTATATTTAAAGCACAAGTAGAAGGGCAGAAAGGCCAGATAATCCTATTTTAACAAATTCACCAAAAAACTTTTAAAATCTTGTGCAAAATGCCTATTGCAAAAGCCTTTGGGATTTGGTATCATACAATTACCGAAAGGAACAAAAAATATTGTGGAGGTAAATTATTATGTTGAACGAAAAGAGAACGAAGGAAACTGTCATTGCTGACATTATCCAGTATTTCAAGGAAAACGAAAATGTTTTCAATGATTGCATGGAGGAGCTGGACAGTTACAACGGTTATTTGGGTGATGACCGCTATTACAACATGGAGGAATTGAATGACCTTTACAGCGGACAGGAACCGCAAGAAATTCTGTTTCGGGCCTTCTATGGTTTTGACGCTGACAGTTGGCACACTGACCGCAGCGGGAACAAGATTTATGAAGCCTTCAACCCTAACAGAGATTATTTTTATTTAAATGGTTATGGCAATCTTGTTTCCAGTGATTATAAAGACTATTCTGATAAGCTGGATGAATACGCAATCGAAGAAATGAGTGAAAATAGAGGCGATATTGAAAGTATTGAAAATGACGATACTTTAACGGGGCTGTTTGATGAATTGGAGGAAATCGAAGAATAAAACAAGCGGCTTTCTGGGGGTTTGAGCCTATCAAGCCCCATTCCATAAATTTTTTAGGAGGCTAAAACAATGGACACTTATAAAGTCAAACAGTTAAAAGAAATGCTTGCTTATGAAAAAGACCCTGTAAATGGCGGATACGGGGCGCACTTGAGTTATAAAGGCAGCGAAGCCGCCCCTATTCAGCTTGACGCGGGGGCGCTGGAATTGCTTATTGTATATTATTCGCATTGTGGTTAAAAGGAGGTTTAAACCATGTGGAACGCTGTAGGAGAGTACGCAGACGGAACACGGATTGAAAAGAATTTTCTGTACAATGAAGGAGGCAATTATAACTTAGAATGTGAACGGCAATACGATTTAGAATGTTGGTTAATCGAACAAGGGGAAAAGCACGGAGGCTGCACGTTTTATAGCGTCGTCTATGTGGATGAAGATTAGAGGCTTTCGGGCCTCTTTTCTTTTTGCCTATTCCCTATCAAAATCAGTCAGAAACGGCCTTGTAAGCGCTTCTGTATCGTTTGCCGTATGTTTTCACGTCTAACGCTGGAAGGGCTGTAAAGGGCCTTAAAACGCGTTATAAAGGCATTACCAAAATAGGCCGTTATTTTGTTGCTTTTGCAATAGTGAAAACATCTAAAAATTTTTTAAACTTTTGTTGAAATTGACTATTGCAAAATGGGGCTGCATCTGGTATTATATAGACAATCCCAAACGGGAAAACAAAAACAGGAGGAACAAAAAATGCAGGTAAAAGATTTCCCCAACTGGCGCAAAGTGGTATTCAATGACCGGGCAATTTTAAAAAGTGACTTGCGTTATATGAACTGGCAGCAAGTCCGGGCGCTTGATGAAATGGAGGTTATTCTGACAGAGGACAACGGAAAAACGCTTGTACTTGAAAATCGGTAAAGGGGCTTCGGCCCCTTTTTCTTTATCGCTTTAGCGATTTAAAGTGCAACGGTTTAGTTGATTAAATCACTAAATCAAAAATTTTTTCAAATTCCCCGTAAATGGGCACACGATTAAGCGGTTTTTTTAAATTTCCCAGCGATATGGTATATATATGGATATATAGATATATGTATATATATGCTTATATATAGATATGTGGGGGTTTGGGTGTATGGATAGACTGTATATGGATGGATGGATAAATTTAAGGGGTTGGATAAATGGGTTTAGATAAATGGATAGGTAGATGGATTTAACGTTATAAGTGTGAATGGATAGACGCATATAGCTCAGTCAACATATAAACAAACCCATGTGCAAAATTCTGTGGATATGTGGATAGGTTAAGGTCGATAGCTGTATAGACACATGGCCAAAACTGGTGCATGAACCTATCAACTCATCAACACATACACGTAGAATCGCTAAACTGGGTGTAGATGTAGGTGACTATACCAATGCAAATGTGGCTGTGTTTGTATCTGCATATGTGTATGAAAATGTTGCTGATTATGTAGATGTGTGCATGAAAAGAAAATTTTTTATATCTATTGACAAAGCCAAATGGCTGTGCTATAATGGCCTTACAAAATAAAAATGCAGAGCCAACCATTTGGAAAATTGAATTTTATTTTTGGATTAATGAGAACGATTCCCATTTTTGAATTTGATTTTTGAATTTGATTTTTGAATTTCAATTTTGATTTTTGGTTTTGCATTTGCAGAAAGGAAATTTAGTTTTGAGTAAGAAATTTATAAATAGGTTTTTGACTTTGGTTTTAGGATTTGAAATCCTAACTGCGATTTTCATTGTTGATTATCAAACTACAGAAATCAAATCTGAAATTAAAAAACAGGATTTAGAAAAATTAATGGGAAATAATATTGAAGTTATTAATTCAAAAAGCCAAAATCAATATTTAGATTTATATATGACAGAATATGATAAGCCATTTTATCCTATCACTGAAGATGATAGATATGTGATTGAATGTATTGTGGCCGGAGAAGCCAAAGGTGAATTTATAGAAAGCAAAATGGCTGTCGCACAATGCTTGCTCAACGCTATGGTCAAAGATGGTCTTTCCGCATCTGATGTACGTAAAAAATATCAATATTCTGGTTGGGATGATGAGCTACAAAATTCAAATCCTGATTGTTGGGCTAAGGTTTGTGAGGCTGTAAACCGTGTTTTTGATGATGGTGAATTTGTATCTGAAAATCCAATTTTGTATTTCTATGCGCCTAAGTGGGTTTATAGCCGTTGGCATGAAAGCCTAAACCATGCTGTTACAGTCGGCGGTCATAAATTCTTTTATCTTGACGAAGATGTAAACGCAGATTGGTTTTTGAATTTGAAAGGAGAATCTTAATGAAATGTGATTGTTACCATGTAATCGAAAAAAAGCCCGGTAAATTCAATGGTGAGTGTTGGGGCACAAAAGAGCGTGAATTTTGTACTTGTGAAGGAATAACAGAAAATTGTAATTTCTATCCTGAGCGCCAAAAAATGAAAGATACTGATAATACACCTGTCATGACACGTCTTGAAGCAGAGAAAAAATTTAATATCAAAATCGTAGATTAAGTATTGACAAAATCATTTGTATATGATATGGTCTATATATATCTACAAAGGAGAACAAACATGAATATCTCAAATAATATTAAATCTCCATGTAAGGATTGTATTTCCAGAAGTGTTGGATGCCACAGTAATTGTTTCGAATATTCTATTTACCAAGACAGGCTTAATGCTTTTAGAGAGCAGCGAAATATGTCCCATAAAGTCAATAGAGATGTTATCATGTCAAAAAACCATTTAAGACGTTCAAAAATTTTTTAAGAATTTTAAAAATAGGGGTGACAATTCCATAATCATGTGATAGAATCTAATCAAGATAAAGGTTTGCGGTAAGCCTGAAAAACCGCTTTATGGGAGGTTCATATAGTGGTCAAGTATGCACGACTTATAATCGTGTCACAGGTGTTCGAATCACCTACCTCCTACCAGACCGCCTATTGGGGTTCTCGTGCGAAATACAAATAACGAAGTGGGACAATAAAGGTTGTAGAAGATGGGGGATGCGAGGCTTCTTTCCAAATTCAAACCTCCCAACGGCTAAATCGGCTGACCCACAGTTGATGAAAGAGAACGAGGTCACATATCCCCCGTGAAAGTGGGATAGCGGGGCACACCAAACAATCAAGCATGGCCGAGGATGAGGATGTGAGGTAGGGCGAACGGGCTTTTGGCCAGAGCGTGTAGGTCATGTTTGATTATGGAAAACAATAGCGCATGAGCTTGAGTTTTCCTTTGAATCCTTTCTGCTTTAGAAGATGGCTCCTTCTATAATCCTCATACTCACTACCTGTTGCCAGACGGTTGGATGAATAAAGATGAGGTTATATTGAACGAGGCTTCTCAAGGGTTGAGCCTATCAGCCCTATCCCAAAGCCATGTTCCCCATGGCATGGCCTACCTCCTGTTTTTCATAATATACTTCCTTTCTCTCACGTGGCTCGAATTTGTTTAGAAAAAACTCTTGACAAGTTCGAGCCATTGTGGTATCATAAAGACAAATCAAAGGAGGTTAATAAAATGATTGAGAGTTTTGTTAATTATATGAAGGCCGAAAAGATGTCTGAGAACACTATGCGTGGTTATACCAATCACATTAACCAGATGCTCAAAACCATTAACAAGCCTGAACAGGATATTACTTATCTCGACCTGATTGATTGGAAGGCTGGTATTGCTAATCAGGCTAGTGCAACGGTGGCTAATAAGGTTGCTGCTGTTCGGTCTTACTTCAAGTTTCTTACTGAGGCTGGTGTGGTTAAAGTTGACCCCAGTAAGAATCTCAAACGGCCCAGTAACATTAAGAGTAAGGAAAAGCCCCGCATGACCGAGGAAGATGCAAGACAGCTTATCTCTTATGCTCGTACACCTCGTGATAAGGCCATGTTCAGTTTCTTGCTTTCTACTGGTGTTCGGTTCTGCGAGATGTCGAATATCACTATCGACCAATACAAGAAGGCCATGGAGAACAATCGAGAAATTGAATTGCCTGTTACCAAGGGTGATAAGGGTGGCAAGATTTATATCAACCAGTCTACTGAACAGGCGATTGAGCGGTACTTACGTCTGCGTGATGATGATTGTCCCTATCTGTTCGCTTCTTTCCAGAATCATCAACTGAGTGACAACAGCGTATCTCAGACCATCAAATCTGCGGCTCGTAGAGCTGGTTTAAAGTATTGGGATGAGCTTAGCTGCCATGGGCTGCGAGCTGGTTGTGCAACAATTATGAGTGACAAGGGAGTTCCAGTGGCTACTATTAGTAAGGTCTTACGTCATAGCTCTTTGGCCGTGACTACAAGATATATTAAGGCAAATCAGGATAACATCAATAATGCTACGGCATTGATGGAATTTTAAGGAGGTAAAATATGAGTAATTTGGCAAAGGATTGGCAGACTGGAACGTATGTTGTTAGCGTTTATAACAACAGAGTGAAGGTATCTCGTCCCAAACAAGGGAATGGCAAGCCTTTTGTTGAAGCAGAGGCCAGATGCGCTCCAGAAGATGAGTTTAGCCTAAGTATGGGTATGGCGTTAGCCATGGCTAGACTCAATAAGGAATTGAGCAAGAACAAGATTGAGGTTGGTGATAAAGTTAAGATTGTGAACAGCGGTCTGTCTTATACTAGCTATACCGATTGGATTAAGAAGAATATTAATGATGTGGGTTTAGCCGCTTGCTTTGCTTATAACCGGATTCCCAATGAAGATGATACTATCTATGTTGTCAAGGCCATTGCTCCTTGGGGTACTATGTATGATGTAGACAAAAAACTGGCTTATGTACAAGAGTATTTTGTTTTCAGTAATGGCGAGGTCACTGATAACGAAATTTGTTATCTAATCGAAGTTGACGGATTGGAGAAGGTGTAATGTATCCTAAGATGTTAGGTGAGGTCATCGAGGCCATTGAAACTCATTTCTGTGACGAACCAGATGTTATAGTGGATTGTATGCTATATCTAATGAATGCAAGTGCCAGAGTCGAGGATGTACACAGAATTGAGCGATGGTTTGATGATAATGGGCTATGCCCTGAGTGTGGCACAAAAATCAAATATCAACAAGTAAAGGAATATCATAGTGAGGTCGATGCTTATGAGACCTTGTATGAGCCTTACTGCCCACATTGCGATAGAGGTGAATAATGGATAAGAGAACTCGTGAACGGCTTGAACGTGAAAAGCTCAAGCAAATGATTGAGAACAATCCTAAGCTCAAGGTTTTTCTTGATGCGGCCACAGAAGAAACAGGTAATAAAGACCTAAAGGAGTTAATTCAGCCGGTACTTGCAGACACGTTTGATAAGATTCGCCTACAAGGGATTCAAACAGGCTGGTATGCCCATTCTTTGAGATGTGTGGATAAGATTAAGGATTGTAAAACGGTTGATGAGGCCATTGAAATCTTAAACGAAGATGTAAAGATGGCTCAAGAAAAGCTGGGAATTAAGGAGGATGATGATGGCTAATACACCTCTATCAGCAATTAAGGCGTTTTGTATTGATTGCATGGGCGACCAACCTCGATTGGTTAAAGAATGTACCGCTAAATCCTGTCCTCTGTGGCCTTATCGAACAGGCCATAACACCAATGCCAAGCGTACAATGACAGAGGAACAGCGTCAAATGGCAGCAGAACGACTAAAGAAGGCCAGAGAAGCTAAGAAATCTACATAAAGTTACTATGTTTTCTGGTATATTTTCAATTTGTTTGTCTAAGCAATATAAGTTGATGGGTTAATAACACAGGCCCTTTCTGTGTTAAAATTATAATAAAATTATAGAGGTATGAAGAATGGATATTCTAAACAAGAGTAAGAATTTTTATCGTTGTGTTGGTACGGTCTATGAATTGGGCCTGAAAAAGGAAGATTGTGAGGTTAAGCTATATGAGGATGGCAAACCCACCGGCGAGAAGGTCAGTGCTGAGTGCATTAAGGGTAAGTTTAGTGTTCGCACTGATGGTGGTATCGTCACCTTCATGATTTACTTTGCGTCCAAGGGTTTTGATGGCAAGGAATCCCGTCAGTGGAAGATGGCCACTGATATGCTGGAACTGAACCCCGAAGTCAATGGTGGTGGCGGTGCTCCCTCTGTTGTTGTGGTTGAAGGCCGTCTTGAGAACAATATGTTCATGAGCCGTGACGGTAAGGAGGTTAAGGAGACCCCTCAGTTCCGTGTGAGCAAGGTATCCACCACTGCCTACAAGGAAGGTATGGAATATGGTATTACCGTTAATATGAGCGGTTGCATGACCAAGAATGTGCCTGAGACTAAGATGGTTGATGGTGAGGCCGAGGAAACTGGCCGTGGTGTGATGACTGTATATATGGCTAATGGTAAGGGTGAGGTATTCCCTATCACTGTCATTGTGCCCGATGACCTTGTAGATGACGTTAATGACGCTGTTGAAAATGGTTGCACCATTGACGCTACTCTGGATGTGAACACCATTACTTTTGGTGGTGTGGCTAAGAAGCATGGTATTGGCCATGCTGGTAAGATTGATACCTCTAATATATCTACTCGTACTGAGTTTGTGCTTGCTGGCATGGACATTGTTGATGAGCCTGATGAGTTATATATCGAGGATGAGGACGGTAAGCAGACTCCTGTAAAGACTCTATGGATGGATAGTTCTGTGGTCAAGAAGGCCATTAAGATGTATCAGGTTAAGAAGGATGAGTTTGCTAAGAACGGTGGTAACAAGACCACTAAGAGCAATTCTACCCCCAATCTAAAGGACAAGAAGGCCGAGTATAAGTCAAAGCGTGTGGGTAAGAAGGTCACTAATGACTTTGATGATTTTGGCGATGATATGCCTTGGGGTAATGATGAAGCTGGCCTTGAGGATGAGTTCTAATTGAGGTGATGTGGGATGGCAAATTCTGGTATTGATATTTTTTCTCCTTCTATTTCTACCGTTTCTAATGGTATCGAGGGCAAGCTAATCCTACTACACTCCAATGAACGTAAGTTGGGGAAAACCGCACAAGCTGTGCGGTTCCCCAAGCCTTACTATCTGCGGTTTGAGCAAGGTATTAACGCTATTGCTGGTCTTGCTTATGCGCCTCTAACAAAGTGGTCTGATTTCAAGAAGGTCAACAAGCAGTTGACTGACCCTAAGACGCTTGATAAAGCCCGTGCTATGTACTCTACTATTATCGTAGATACTCTTGATGTAGCTATCAAGTGGTGTGAGAAGTATGTGTGCGGTATGCAGGGTGTAGCTCGTTTGAACGATGGCAATAGTGGTTATGGTCTTTGGAAGGAATATGAAAACGAGTGGTTTGGCGAGTGGAATAAGCTATTAAACGCTGGTTATTGCATTGTATTTATTTCTCACTCTGAGGAACGCAAGATGATTAACCACAAGACTAATGAGGAATATGTGCAACTATATCCCAAGGGTGATAAGCGTACTATTGACCTTATCATTGATGTTGTTGACTTGATTGGTTATGTAAAGAGTAATGGTTTTGATGAAAATGGCAATCCTCAGCTGTCTAGTGTCTACTTTGCAAACTGTCCCCAGTTCCTTGCTGGTGGTCGGTTTAAGTATATGGCTCCTGAGATTACGCCGTTTACTGCTGAAGCGGTGCAAGAGGCTCTAAAAGAAGCTGTGGAAAAAGAGTCTCAGGAAAGTGGTATTCAGGCCGTTGATTACAGCACGTTCAAAGATGAATCTACTGTTAAGCAAATGACCTATGATGAAGCCATGGAACAGGTTAAACCCTTGTATAAGAAACTATACAAGGTAAACAAGGATAAGACAATTGCAATCGTTGAGAAGTACCTTGGTGAGGGCAATAAGATTAGTGAGACTAATGAGGCACAGACTGAGCAGATTATTATGATTATTGATGATTTGCGAGACGCTCTGGACGAAGTTGAAGAATAAACCAAACCAAAGACGGCTGGCCAACGCTGGCCGTCTTTTTCAATAGGAGGGTATATGGCAACCTCTAAACTAACAGAACAAGAAAAGAAAGACCGCCGCAAAGTCACAGATTTAATCCAATCTATGTGGGGCGAAAATGCCAACTGGAAGTTGCTAACTGCTCAACTCAAAAACATTATGAAAGAATATGACCTAACACATAAAGATGTGTACTATATCCTTAAATATTGTAAAGACTATGAACAAGTAGTGATTGATGGCGAGTATGGATTGTATCAGTTGTTTCCAAAATATATTGACGCTACACAGATGTTCAGGGATAAGTTGGCCGAAGCCAAAGAAAAAGCAGATGAAATAGGTACAATTCTACCTATTAAGGTCAAGAAATATCGGCCTCAAAGAAAGATTAAAGATGACTTGACTTTTGATTGAGATGGTGGTATGATTAAGATAAAGGAGGGATGATAATGTATGCTATACAATTCTAACATGGCCTCGCTCTTGCTTGGCTGCCTAATGAACAACACCCAACTTCTATTCAATCCGTCTTATCCCCTAACCAAAACCGACTTTGACCCCGAGCCAGTACATCGTATTATCTTTATCGCCACTTGTAAATTGGCTGAAGCTGGGGCTGGTAATGTCAGTGAGGTTGAGATTGATAATTATGTCAAGGACTACCCGGCTCAATACGAAACACTAAACGATAGCAACTTTCTTGACTTTGTGCCTACTGTAAAAGAGCTATGTTCGCCTGAGAGCTTTGAGCTATATTATACCACCTTGCGTAAGTTCAGCCTATTACGTGAATTAAAGTCCGATGGGTATAACATTGCTGATTACTATGATGAAATGCTCGATGAAACAGAGCAAATGGCCAAGTTAAACAAGTGGACTATTGGCGAGATTCTTACTGACATTGAATTTAAGTCGGCAAAGCTAAGAACCAAGTATGATGTTAAGTATGTACGGAACGAAATCAAAGCCGGTGAGAATGTAGCTGAACGGCTTGAGGCGTTTAAAGAACAGCCGTCATTTGGTGCTTTGTTTCAATCAGGTTATCTAAGCACAATTTGGAATGGATGGTGTAGAGGCCACTTAGGGCTAAGAGGTGGTGGGTCTGGTACAGGCAAGAGCCGTCTTGGTGTAGCTGATTTGGCCAGAGTTGGAGCAAAAGAACTGTGGTTAGATGAGATTGGTGATTTTGTTGTTAATGATAATTACCAATCACCTACTCTATTCATTGCCACAGAGCAAGACATTGAAACAGAGGTTGAGCCGATGTTCTGGTCGGCTGTGAGCGGGGTTGAGTACAGGTCAATTAAGAATGGCCTATGTACACCTGACGAAGAAGCCCGTATTGTTAAGGCTGGTGAGATTATCGCCCAATCCAATCTCCATATCACGTCTATGCCCAACTTTAACACCAAAGCCTTAAAACGCAAGATTAAAGAGATGGTTGAGTGTGAGGGTATTGGGTATTGTGTGTTTGACTATATGGAACAGCAGGGCGATATTAGTCAAGAATACCGTGAGATTGTAGGCAATGCTGGTAGGCAAGACCAAGTGTTGCTATATCTGGCCACTGAGTTAAAGACAATGGCTGAAGATATGAATGTAGGTATCTTGACAAGCCAACAACTAAATGACACATGGAAAGCCCTTAGCTTTGTTGATGAAACGGCCTTGGCCGGTGGCAAATCGACTAAGAACAAAATTGACTTTGGCTCTATTATCATTCCAACATCTTATCTGCGTAAAGACATGAAACAGATTGAGCCTTATCTAAAGCGTAATGGAGTAGGTGATAACCGTCAACCAGCGCCTAATATTTGTGAGTTTATCATCAAATCACGTTATGGCATTTATGGCGATAAGCGTCTGAAGCTATGGTCATACTTTGACCGTGGTACATTCCAACGCCACGATTATTTTGTAACAGATGATGAGAATAATGTAATGGCCGACATTAGACCAACTGAATTGGAGGATTTTTAATGAAAGAGGAGAGAGAAAAAGAACATGACCTAACTCACCTATATGCTGCACTTGGGGCAGTTGCCTTTTTCGTGGCTGGTGTTCCTGTCCTTGATGCTATTGGTGGGTGGATAAGCAATGTGTTTGGTCTAAAGTCGGTTAAACTAAACCATGAGGCAGCTAAGTACGCAACTGAAGAACCTGAAGAAGCCCATACTCAGGCTGTTGGGTTCTATACTAATGATGATTGTGGAGATGGGTGCTGTGAAGATGAGTGAAAGAATTAGGTATCTGAAAGAAAGTCCTTGCTATCAGTGTGATATGGCACAGCAATGTTTGGTTAAGATTAACAGATGCCCCCGGCTACAAGAAATCAGTGATTATGTGATGCCAAGAGCAGATTACGATTATCATGATTGTATGTTGTATAAGGTGTTGATGATGGAAAATAAAAATATGAACAAATTGTAAATATTTTTATAAACACTTGACTTTTTATAGATTTTATGGTATAATACGCATACAAGGTAGTAAGTGAGTAGCTAATCATTTACTTTTAAGGGAAGGTTGCTTACACCAATCTTCCCTACTTGAATAAAATTCTTGTGTAAGGAGAATAGATATGAAAGCTATTGATTTGACTGGACAAAGATTTGGTTCCTTAACGGTGAAAGAGGTTGTATATGTTAAAGGTGTCCGCAAATGGAAGTGTCAATGTGACTGCGGCAATACTACCTTTGTTACTCTATCTGATTTAAAAACAGGTCATACCAAATCTTGTGGATTAAATTGTCCTTTAAAAGTTACTAAAAATCATCTTAATTTTAAGGGGAATAAATTTTTAGAAAAAGACGATTATCTTGTTGGGGTTGACTCTAAGGGTAATGAATTTTATATTGATAAAGAAGATTATGAGAAAGTAAGTAATTATTGTTGGAGTGGCCAAAATAATAATAGTCGGAAAGCATTGGGCGGCATATATTTTTGTGCAAGAATGTCTCGTAAAGCAATGGGTGGTCACAGAATGGTTATGTTGCAAAATTTTGTATGGGAAGTTCATAATGGCCCAATACCAGATGGATACCGAGTAGACCATATTAATTTGAAACCTTATGATAATAGGCTTGTTAATTTGCGGCTGGCCAATAAAAGTCTTAATGGATTTAATTGTATGAGAACTCGCCTAAGTAATAGTGGTGTAGTTGGTATTACAAAAACCAAAGATGATGCTAAACAACACCCTAATGAATGGAGAGCTTATATTTCTTTTGAAGGGGAAAGAAAAGAGCTTGGTTATTTTAAAAATAAAGACGATGCTATTATTAAAAGATTAAAAGCCGAATTACAATATTTTGGTGAAATTTGTCCACCCAACAAAGAATTATATGAAAAATATAAGGAGCAACTAAATGACAAATAAAGGAACCGCTAAACCTTATATCAAGTGTATTGGTGCTTCGGCCACAGGCGTAACACAGTCTTGCTATGTTGTCCGTTTTAAAAAGTATGTAATTATGTTAGATTGTGGCATTTACCAAGAAAGTGATATTTTAACAAATTATCGCCAAAATCAAGCATTGTTAAAAAAGATAAAACCAAGAGAAATTGATTATCTTATCTTACACGAAGCTCACGCCGACCATACTTGTTTAGTTCCAGCTCTTTATGCTAAAGGATGCCAAGCGCATATTTTTGTACCAAAGGGGACAACTGATTTTCTTCGTATTTTATGGGAAGATTCTTACAAGATTATGACACAAGATTGCCAAAAAATCGTTCATAAGCATGGCGTAAGAGCTGCTCCATTATATACGCAGGCCGACATTGAAACCGCCTTAGACAGATGTATTGAAATTGATGTCTTTCAACGATACAGTGTTACTAAAGATATTACATTAACTTATTACCCCTCTAATCATATTATCAATGCCTGTCAACTCTCTCTTGAAATGCAACAGGGATACCAGAAAAAAGTATTGAATTTTACTGGCGATATTGGGGGATTAACAGAACAGCCCTATGTTTTACCTCGTGCAGACTTACCTTGGGGCAATCTTGTCTTAGGTGAAAATACCTACAACAAAAAAGGCCGAGAAAACAAGCCTTATGACCGTCAAAAAGACCTTGAAAAAATCGCAACTATATTAAATCAAGCACAAAGAATACTTATACCTGTATTTGCTCTTGGCCGCTGTCAAATTATGATGACAATTCTATATGAATTGTGGGATAAGTGTATGATTCCGGGTGATATTCATGTTTATGTGGATTCGCCTATGGCTCAAAAAATTTGTAAATTGTATCCAAAAGAAGATGAGTTATGGGACAAAGTATTGCATTGGGACAATTTACAGTTTGTAGCTGACAATACCCAAACATTAGCATTGCAAGCATCTAAAGCTCCTATGGTAGTATTAAGTTCTGCTGGAATGTTATCTGGCGGCAAAAGTGTGTCTTGGGCTAAAGCATTTGCACCAGACCCTAACGCCCATATCATTTTTTGTGGTTATAGTTCGCAAAACACGCTTGCTTTTCAAATACGCTATGGCCAAGCTAAGATTGTAATTGACGGGGATTTGGTTGAAAATAAGGCCAATATTACCGAGTTGTTATCTTTTTCTTCTCATGCGTCAAGAGAAAGTTTGATTGATTATTATACTGAAACATTGAGATTCGATAAACTTCTACTGGTTCATGGAGAATATGAAAATAAAGTGACATTCGCACAGGAACTACAAGAAAAACTTGTATCTCAAGGTAAATCAAGCCGTGTTGTAGCTGTAAATCAAGACTCAAAACTGTATATTTAACTCTTGACAAGCCGCCTCCTTTATGATATAATTCAAGTATCTTAAAAAAGGAGGCGGTTTATTATGGCAAAATTCCATGTCGGTCAAATGGTTAAATATGTGGGACGAGAAGGATATTGGAGTCCACTTGTGGGAACTGTTGGCCAAATACTTAAAATTAACTATTGGGGCACTAACTTTCTTGTGGAGTTTCCTAAAGGTTCTATTGTCTCTCTTAATAGCTTTCCTGATAACACTTGTTTTTGGTATGAAGAAGATGAACTTGAGCCGATAAATGACCAAAACACAACAAAAAAGATTAAAGTTCGTTGTGCTAAACATGAATGGGGGCGGACTAAAGTATGATGTTTAACATAAACAGTCTATTCGATACAACAGATTATCTTGTGGAAATTTATGAGGGCAACGCCCTTGTCCAGCGTCAGCGAATGTCTATGCCAGAGCAGATGGCTCAAGGTCAGTTTATGCAGTTGTGTCAACAACTTAAAGAGACAGGTCGCCCAATGAGAGTTAAGATGATTAAGTATCAAGAGATTGAAGGCCGTGCCACGCCTCTTGAGTGTTCAATAGAATATCAGACATGGAGAGATTGATATGGGAGAGATTATTGCTTTCTTGGTGTATGTGCTTTTAGGTATTTATTTGGCTAATATTGTGATTGGCAATAGCGGTCATAAGATGGATGAGTTTGAGGAGCTTGTTGCAATCATTGTATTGGCTGTATTTTGGCCGGTGGCTTTAATTGCTATAGGCTTTATCATCTTAGATAACTGGTTGAATAGGAGATAAGTATGGATAATCTGATTAAGGCTATGCGTTGCTGTACACAAGATTGTGACAGGCCGTGTTTCGCTTGTGAATATAACCAACCTGAGTATTCCCCTTGTGAAGCATCTACTCTCATGCCCCTTGCTATTCAAAAGATTATTGACTTACAAAAATCTAACCGCAACTGGCGTAGAAAAGCCCAACGTTTGCGGAAAGAAATCAAGGAATTGAAGGAGGATAAGTAATATGGTATTTTTAGATTATGCAAGCACAAATCCGTGGCCTAAGTATAGATGCTCTGATTATTATAGACCGCTGTTTAACGTAAACGCTAATTATGCTTTTGCAGAAAAGCGAATGTTAGACGAAAGTGAAGAGCGTGTTAAGAAGGCTATTGGGGCTAAGAGTGGCAAGGTTGTTTTTGGTGGCACGAGTAGTCAGTTGATTGAGAACCTTGTAATGGCTGTTCATTTAAAAACAGACACAAACAATAAAACAGATTATCAATTTTATTATTCTTGTTATGAACATGATGCGGTTGAGCATTTTAATAATTGGGGTAGCTTTTATGTAGATAACTTCGATGATATTATACAAGAAGCCAAAGAATGTGAAGAAGAACATGTTACGCCTTTTGTCTTTTGGCAAGGGGTTTCAAATATTACGGGGGAAATTTTTCCCGTGAAAGATATTGGCTACCTATGTCATAAATATAATGCTTTTTATATCTGTGACGCAACGGCCCTTTTGGGTCATGTGTCCATTGAACCCAATATTGATGATTGGTGCGATTTTTTGGTTCTTGACGGGCACAAAGCCGGGACAGAATTAGGCATTGGTTGTTGTTGGATTAGCAACCGTTTAGACAAATGGCTCAATGGTTTTAAGCTCCATGGCACTCCCAACCTTGCTGGTGCATTGGCTATGACGCAAGCGGTTGAGGATGCTTGTGATAAAGAAAATTTAACTAAACAAGAGCATGAATGGTTTGATTTGCGACTTTACTTGGAGCAATTATTTTTTGAGCAAGATGTTGAATTTGAGTATGTAGGTGAACTAATAGTTCCAAAACTTACTAATGCAATCAACGCCATTCGCCTACCCGGATTTAATGCAGATGCCCTCCAACAATATCTTGCCTTTAAGCAAATCTATGTATCCATTGGTGGTTCTGCTTGTGCCGAAAAGCATGATTATCGAGTGTTAAATGCCTATGGTTTGAGTAACGATGAGGCCAGTGAGGTTATTAGGGTTAGTTTCGGTGAGGATAGTAGTGTTGAGGATGTAGGGGCATTGGTTGAAGGAATTAAAGAATTTCGAGATACTTATGTAAAGTGAGGTAAGAGTGGTGGCCAAAGTGGACGTTAAAAAATTAAAAAAAATGCTCACTTTGGCTCATTACGACCTTATCCTTCGTGAGCTTGGTATCCCTATCTTTAGTAAAAGCAATACTGAGTGGCGTTGTTATAGCGGAGATAGACATAAGAATCCATTTGATGGTAGCCCAAGCCTTATCTTTTATCCTGACACGAAGATATTCCAAGGGTATTCAGCCGGAAGAGCTTATGATGCAATCGCTCTTGTCCAAACCCGCCTAAATCTGCTTGGTCAAACTTGCTCATTTATTGATGCTTGCAACTGGATTCTTGAGAAAACTGGCCTTGACACAACCAAGATAACCAAGCCCCTTATAAACAACCATGTTTATGACTGGTCTGAGCTTGAGCGGTTTGTTAGGGTAAGAAAGTATGGTAATCAATTGCCTGAGTATAACCGCAACATTATCAATACTCTACCCCCACTATACCCTCAAGCATGGATAGACGAGGGTATAAGCGAAGAAACAATGGCCAAATATCAGATACGATATTATGAGCGTTGTAACCAGACTGTGATACCATGCTTTGATGACGAGGCAAGGTTAATTGGGGTTAGAGTAAGAAATTGGGATAAGGATAGGGTTGAACAGGCCAAGTATATGCCACTGATTACATTGGATGGGCAATGCTATAAGTTCAATACTAATCAGGTGTTTTATGGGATTAACTATAACAAGCCTATGATTGAACAGACTGGTGAGGTTTGGTTAGGCGAGTCAGAGAAGTTCACGATGAAACTTGATACATGGTTCGGCCCCAAGTCATGTGCGCTTGCTATGTATGGTCATCAACTTGGTATGCAACGCAGAAACCAATTAATCAAGATGGGCGTTAAACGGGTGGTGTATGTGCCGGATTGTGACTTCATTGGCCAAGACGATGCTTTCTTTGAGGATTGGTGCAAGTCTGTAAGACGGTTATGCGATATGTTTAAGGGGTATTGTCAGGTTGATATAGTGTGGGATGATAGTGGTGAACTGTTGGGGCCGAAAGAAAATGCAAGTGACAGAGATAAAGAAACATGGGATAAACTATGGGAGAGTAGAGAGAGGTATTTATGAGGATGTTTTTATTAGGCTTTTTAGCCTGTTATGTTATTGCTTCTTTATTTTATTTTCTTGATGATGAAGCAAATACCAACCTTATGGCAGTTTTTGTTACGCCCTGGGTTGCTGTTTGTTTTGTTATTTCATTTATTCCTTATAGTATTTGGCGATTTGTGCGATGTTGTTTTAAGCCCGTTAGGCCAGATGTTATGAATTACCTAAAAGATACTTATGTTAAACGTCTATTTGGTAATATTTATTTTTGCTATGATAAAAAAGCTAAGAATTGGCTGAATAAAATGCTTTTGTTTAGATATAAAAATTAAAAATAATACTTGACAAAAGCCTTTTGGTGTGGTATTATCATTACATCAAAAGGCTTTGCCTATTATGAGGAGGAATTGATATGTACGAACAGTATACTGATAAGCAGATTGTTGAGATGCTTGTGCCTAAGCTGGAAAAACTTTGCCCTTATTATGATTGGAATGATTATCTTAATAGCGAGGGATATGAAGCATGGTTGCATTTTGTAGCCACATTGTATAAAAGCGGCTACATCCGTGGTCAACTTGGTCGGAGTTTTATTATTGGTCAGCCTAAGCGGACTGAACATTGGGTTCCCGCTACCAGAGATAATGTTAAAGCTGGTAATAAGGTTAGGATGATTGATAGCGAAGTTCATAATACAGACCGCTATTGGTTCCCTGTTGTTGGGACATCAGGTATTGTAAAAGAGATTGACTATAATAACTGTCTAGTTCAGTGGCCAAAAGGTACGACCAGTGGAAAAAGTAAATGGTGGTGTAATTATTATCGTCTTGAGGTGCTACTATGCGAGTAAAACCACTACTATCTAAAATCAACCCTTCTACATTTATTGAGGATTATCTACAGGCTCACGGTATTAAGCAAACCGGCTTATACCTAAATCCAGAAGAAGGATGTTTAGACAATCCCCGATTCTATCCTAACATGGATAAAGGGGCGGAATTGCTAAAGCAAGCAGTTGATGATGATTGGAAGATTGGCTTGTTGGTTGACGTTGATTGTGACGGTATGTGTTCTGCGACTATTGTTCGTCAATTCCTTAACACTCAATATAACATTGACCCTGTTATCTATATTCGCAAGGGCAAGGCCCATGGCCTAAGAAAGTCGGCCTCAGATGATATTGTGTCCAAGATTATTGAGGATGGCTGCCAACTGCTGATTATGCCAGATGCCGGGTCGAATGACGTTGATGAATGTCAAGAGTTGTTAATGCACAGATGTCATACCTTGGTTTTAGACCATCACAAGATTGAGGTTGGCAACCCTTGGGCTGTTGTTATCAATCATCACTTGGGCGAAGGGCTGAATACGACTTTGTCTGGTACTGGTGTAACGGCCAAGTTTATTGAGTATTACTGTCAGAAATATGGTTTGTTTATCCCCTATGTAGATGACCTTGTGGCCATGTCTATTATCTCTGATAGCTGTGACCTAACGGCCTTAGAGAACAGATATTATGTCCATAACGGCCTACACAATGTCCAAAACCCCCTAATCCAAGCCATGTTGCCTTCAGCAGTCAAGCGTTATGGCCTAACGCCCACTGGTTATAGTTGGGCCATGATTCCACTAATCAATGCTGTATGTCGCAAGGAAGAGACAGATGAAAAGCATGAGTTGTTTGATGCTTTTAGTGCTCACGGCGATATTGAATCTACTTTAAAAATGTGCCGTTCAGCACATCGCCTACAGACAGAGACAGTGAAACAGGCCGTAGAGGATGTTGAGCCTACTCTTGACCTTGACCATAAGGTAATTATTGGATTCTGTGACAGTAGGTTAGCTAACCAAATCGGCCTGATTGCCAATAAGTTCCAAGGTAAATACAATAAGCCCACTATTCTACTACGTCAAGCAAGCTCTACAACATGGTCTGGTAGCCTAAGAAGCCCAGTGGATTTGACTGACGTAGTTAATGAGTCTGGTTTGGCCAAGGCTATGGGTCATAATCAAGCTGCTGGTGTATTGGTTCGTAAGTCTAACCTTAACCGTTTGATTGCTTATCTTGATGAGGCTGATTTCCCGCTTGAGCCTGAGATTGATGTGGCCGGATATATCGCCCCTAAGCAAATCAATAATAAACTCTGTAAGGCTTGTGAGGATAATGCTGAACTGTGGGGTCAAGGGCTTAGAGAACCCACCTTCTACATCAACGCCGAGATTGACGAAACCAATGTGCAGGTCTTTGAAAAGCGTACTACAACAGTAAAAATTACAGTAAATGGCGTTGATTTTTTGTTGTTTATGGTCACCCCTGAACAAGTAGACAAGTTGATACAAAAGGGCAAAAAAAGCCTATCTTTGATTGTAACTTTGTCTACAAATGAATGGAATGGTGTGGTTAAGCCCCAAGGCAAAATTAAGCAGTTTGAGGTTGGTAAGATTGAAGATAAGGATGAGAGTTGGGAGGATGATTTTTGATGAAATACGAATTTCATGCGGACGATTATGTTGAGACTAAAGATGGCCAAATAAAGAAAATCAACGAACTTGTTGAAGCTGTAAATCAATTAGAGGAGAAAGTTAATGGAATGGCATAAAGTTGAAGATTATCCGGTTGGGTCGGATGAATATGTACTTATAAGTACAATTGTAGTTGGTCAAAGAGAAGATTTGGGTTGTTTTGTTGCTGTGTTGCGCAATGGATACTGGTATGACGGACTTGCTACTAGCCCAGTGCAACCCACAGACCGTTGGTGTCATATTGATTTGCCGGAGGATTGAGTATGACATTCTTAAGTTATCAAGAATTTCTTGAAGAGATTGTTTATCAACTAAAAGACGAAATTAAAGGCCAAATTGAATTGCGCCATAACGATTATGGAGATTTAATGTGTCGATATGATATTATGGTGAAATTTAATTACAATTTAACTATTTGCGTTAGTTGTGATTTGGGTAGTGAAGTTCATAAGTTGTATTATAATTATAAGCACTCGCCAGAAATGACTAAATATACTATTCAGGCCGGAACAATGCAAGTGCTTCAGTTTATTAAAAAAGCTGTATTTGATTACTTTTTTCAAATCGCTTGACAACCATAATTAAATATGTTACAATTAAACCGTGGAGAAATCTACGGTTTAATTTTTAGGAGGGGTTGGATGAGTTACTTTAACAACCACAATCACACAGATATGAGTAATGCTCTATTAGGGTTCCCTGACGTTATCTGTAAGATTCCTAATTTGATTCAACGTGCTTATGACCTTGGTCTCAATGGCATTGCCATTACAGAACATGAGGGTATCTCAAGCCATATCAAGGCATTAGATTATTATGATAAGATGGAAAAGGATAGGCCATTTACATTGGCCTTGGGCAATGAGATATACTTACTTACTGAGGAAGAAGATTACCTCAACCGCCAAATCCCCAACACCATCCCTTATTATCACTTCATCTTAACCGCTCTTGATACTGAAGGCCACCACCAACTACGCCTACTATCAACTCGTGCTTGGTTAAGGGCGTGGCGACAAGGCAAGATGTTTCGTAGACCCACTTATTATAGTGACCTTGAGGAAATTATCAAGCCTAATCAAGGTCATGTTATTGCCAGCACAGCTTGTTTAGGGTCAAGGATTGATAAGCTGCTACTTGACAATGAGATTAAGAAGGTTGGTTTAGAGGTAGAAAAGTTGCTTGATATTTTTGGTAAAGGCAACTTTTATATTGAATGTCAACCGGCGAGTGATAAAAATACACCACAAAGTCAAGTCAATAATTTGCTGTGGCAAACAGCTGAGTATCATAATCTCAAGATTATCCCAACCACCGACTCTCATTACCTCCGTAAAGAGGACGCTTTTATCCATAAGGTCTATTTACAGTCACAAGAGGGCGATAGAGAGGTTGATGATTTTTATGCCACAGCCTATCTTATGGATGAGGCCGAATTAAGAGAGCGTCTGTTGATTGATTTTAATGATGCTCAAATTGACCAGATGTTTGAATGGAGTTGTGAATTAGGTGAAAGAATTAAGGGCTACAATATCCAGCACAATCCAATTATCCCGCAACTTCCGCTTGACAAGATACCAGACTTTACTATTAATCATGTATTCAGTGATTATTATGATAAGTACCCAAATTTTAGTTGGTACTCTAATCGGCCTGAAATACATGAGCAATATTTCTTCAGTCAGATTGAACAGGGCCTTCAAAACAAAATTGTAAATAAAGGCAAGCCCATTGAACAATATATCGCTCGATTGGACGAAGAATGGAAAGAGCTAAAAATTATCAGTGAACAGCTTGATACATCTATGGCCAGCTATTATTCGACCATGTCAGAGATTATTGAGCTTATTTGGCAAGCTGGTAGTTTAGCTATGCCAGCAAGAGGTAGTGCAGCAGGGTTCTTAACGTGTTACCTGCTTGAGGTTACACAAATTGACCCTGTGCCATTGGGTGATTATATGCCAAGTTGGAGACACTTGAATCATCAACGTGGTATAGAGCTTCCAGATTAACAACATAGTCTGGCTATGTGGCGACACATAGAAAACAAAGTGGTGAACCCAGACATCTGGGGTGTACGGTGTAAACCGTGCTAACAGGGGAAACCTAAACCCGAAAGGGCATGGTAATCCTGTGCCAAGCGTTATAGTGTGTATTCTAAAAGAAAGGAGGCGATACTATGGAAATCAAAAGAATTGAGAATTTTGAAGATTATGGAGTCACAAGAGATGGCAAAGTTATTAGTTACAAGCATAAAATACCGCACGTTTTACGTGGTTTTGTTAATAAAGGCGGTTATGTTTATGTAGATTTGTGTAAAAATAATAAAACATATCGCTTTGCTGTACATCAACTTGTAGCTTTAGCTTATGTAGACGGATGGTTTGAAGGAGCCATAGTCAATCATAAAGATGGCAAAACCCAGCATAACGAAGATACTAACCTTGAGTGGACTACGCAAAAAGATAATATTCATCAAGGTTACGGAACGTCTGGATTAGGCCCAATGCGGAATTATAAATACCATGTAATTGAGTATCCAGACGGGACAAAAACAGAGCCTATGCCGGGTCAACAACCAATTAAAGATTATATTAAAGAACACAATCTTAATGTGTCTTTTAATAGCCTACTACGAAACGGTAGAAGCCGTGGGTTCAAATTACACACACTATAACGAAGGTGCAACGACTAAGTGGTGTGGGGTGAAATTCCCCACATCCTGTGCCACTCTCTCCTATTGGAGATGAAGATATAGTCTACTCCGATTGCTTAGAGCAATGTTAAAGTATCTTGAAAAAGACGGTATAAAGGATTGATAATGACTCAGAAGCCTCAAAGAAAAAAGCTATAGTTGACAAGATGAAGGAATATTTTGGCAAGGATAAAGTCATTAACGTAGGCACATTCTCTAAAATTTCCTCTAAAACAGCCATTGAACGAGCTTGTAAAGGTCTTGACATACCCAACGATAAGGCGGCTTATTTTAAGTCTTTAATTCCTGTCAACCGTGGTAAAGTTAGTAAACTAAAAGATGCTGTGTACGGCAATAAAGACAAGGGTATCAGCCCAGCCCCCGGCCTCAAGTTAGAACTAAGCCAATACCCGCATCTACTTGAGTCTGCATTGGCTCTTGAAGGGCTGATTACCAACCGTGGTACTCATGCAGCCGGTGTACTTGTATGCAATACCCCTTACACAGACTATATAGCCGCTATGCGTTCAGCAGATGGAACGTTAATTAGTTGTTATGACCTATGGGATGATGAGGCCGCTGGATGTATTAAGTTCGATATGCTCACGGTCGAAGCCGCAGATAAGATTCACCGTACAATGGACTATCTACTTGAGAATGGCAAGATTAAGGATGAAGGCTCACTAAAAGAAACCTACTATAAATGGGTGCATCCTGACGTATTGGATTACAAAACATCCGATATGTGGGATATTCTACCCACTATTTATTCTGTATTTCAGTTTGACACCCCAATCAGCACCAAAGCCCTGTCTGCTACCCATCCTCATAGTGTAATGGATTTGTCAGCCGCAAATAGCTTACTTCGCCTTATGCCAGACAATGCAGACGAAACGCCTATTGACAGATATATCCGCTATAAACAGTCAAAAGACGCTTGGTTGAAAGATACAACTGATTTTGGCCTAAACAAAGACGAACAGGCTATTTTGTGGAAGTACCTTGCAGACGCTTATGGCATGGCCGATAGTCAAGAAAAGGTAATGCGGTTGAGTATGGATGAGCATACCGCTGGCTATACGCTTAAAGAGGCTAATAAACTCCGCAAATCTATCGCTAAGAAGGATGAAAAACTACAGGCTGAAGCTAAACAGTTGTTCTTTGATTGCTGTGAACGTCAAGGTACAAGAGAAGTCTTTGCTGATTATATCTGGAACGTAGTGTTTGCAGCAAGTATGGGCTATTCTTTCAGCCAATTACACTCTTATAGTTACTCTATCATCGCACTGCAAGAGCTTAACCTTAACTATTACTATCCTCGTGTGTATTGGAACTGTGCTTGCTTGTCTGTAGAAGCGTCTGGTACAAACGAAGAAAATACAGGCTCAACAGACTATGGCGAAATGGCCAAGGCTATTTACAAGATGAAAAAGTATGGCGTTGGGGTTCATGCCCCATCTATCAATGACTCTAACATCGACTTTACCCCTCGTGAAAAAGACAGTGTTATCTTGTTTGGGCTTGGTGGTATAGCTGGTATTAACATTGATATTTCTCGCCAAATCCTTTCCAATCGCCCCTACACATCCTTTACCGACTTTTACAATAAAAACGCCTACAAAGGCTCACTTATCACCAAGTCTAAGTTTATCCAACTAATCAAGGCTGGGTGTTTTGATGAATTTGAGCCTGACAGACGCATTGTGATGAGACAATATTTTGTCCTATCCACTCCTAACGTCACGTCTCTTGCTATGAACAACATAGGCCAAATCAAGGCCGCAAGAGTGCCTATCCCTAAGTCTATCGTCGGCCCATACAACTTTAGAAAGTATATATGTAATAAGCAATTTAAGTACGGAAATCACCCTAAGTTTAAGTCTAAGACTTTATACTGGCTAGACCAAAAAGCCCTAAAATACTTTGAAAATAATTGTAAAAGTTCTATGGTTGAGGGCGTAGATTATTGGTTTGAAAGTGACAGATGGGTTGTTGTCGATAAAAGCCTTGAAAAGTTGCTTGCTCCGTCTATTGAAACGCTAAAAGATTATATCAATACGCCCGAGTTCTTGGATAAGTTTAACAAGGCCAGAGCCAAACAAAGCATGATTGAGAGTGTGGATGGGTTAGATGTAAATAGGTGGAGTCTAGATTCATGCTCATTCTATTCAAAACAGCATGAATATGCTGATGTAGATGCAGTTAAATACAACATTACACCATTTGAGCAATTACCAGAAGAACCAGTATTTATTACTCAGTCTTTTAAAGGGCGTGAGTGGAAACAGTTTGCTTTGAGCCAAATTATAGGCGTGGTACTTGCCCGTAATGACAATAACCATATTGTTACTATTCTTGATTACCATGATAACGTTGTCAACGTGAAATTTGATGGTGGACTTTATAGCTACATGAAACAGCAAATGTCTATTATTAACCCCGATGGCTCTAAAACTGTTACAGATAAATCTTGGTTTGCAAGAGGCCAAGGGCTTATCTTAACAGGTTATCGTTACGGTGATGATTTTAGAATTAAGAATTATAGCCGTAGCGTTTTTCCTTATAAGGTGATTAGAGTGGATGGAATAAATGATGATGGTAGTCTTGAATTAACTACAGAAAGGAACGAAGAAGAATGAAAGAAGGCTGGATTTGCCCTCGATGCGGTAAAGTCAACGCACCGTTTATAGAGCAATGTACTTGTGAAAATGATACGTCAACCTTGCCAATTTCAAATATGGGCTGTGTCCATGATTGGATTTGGGACGGTATAAGTCCTGATACTAGCGGCGTTATGTATAAATATCATTGTGTCAAGTGTGGCAAGATTGCTACTACTATAGGCCCTATGGGTTCAATAATTTGTAAATAAACCCTTGACAACCTCCTTGCGGTATGGTATACTTAAACCATCAAACAAGGAGGTTTGTTTTATGAAAGTTAATGATGTTATCCGTTATGGTACAATTCTAACTGATGATGAACTTTGTGACCGTTGCGACGAAATGGCCGCTTGGGTGCGGATTAGACTGGTAAATTATGATAATAGTATTTATTATATCAAGATGATTAACGGCGAAGTTGTAGAATTTAAGAAAGTGGGTGTTGTGGAATGATTTTTGTTACGTTAATGTGCGTGGTTTCTATTGCTCTTGTGGGAATCTTTTTACTATTTACCGCCGCTCAGGACAAAGATTTAGGAGGTTATATTCTTGCCGTTGCAATCCTTCTTTTTGGGGCACTGGGGGTATGTGGGCTAAATGATGCTGTAAAAGATGGAGGCAATTACATCCCCGCAGAACCCTTCGCCTATAGCCAAACCCAAACCGTATTCACAACCGATGAAGGTAAATACATTGCAGACGGCCTTTATCCAGATGGTACATACCTATTAACCGTAGACGGTAATGATGTACTTGTCGTATGGCAAGCAGTTGATGGCGAGGTTGGATAATGAGCATTAAAATTAAACTTAAGCCAATCAAGCGGATTTTCTTTAACCCCTCTAACGGTTATAAAGTCCTAAGTTGTGAGCCTGTTGGCAGTTACCCCAACTTAATGCTCAACTCATACAACAACTTTACTCTGGCCGGAACCAACCTTGGTATGGTTGATGTGGGCGATGAATATGAGCTTGAAATCAGAGAGAACCAAAGGGCTAAATATCCAGCAAGCTATGTTTTGGTTGGGTTCGCTGATATTGACGTTAGTGCTGAGGGTATTAAAATCACGCCTGAGCAAGAACTAAAAATCTTACGCCATATCTGTGATGGCAACCAACCCAAGTATGTACATGAAGCATACCCTGATTTTGTTCAGATGGTACTTGACGGGCGAGAGGAAGAAATTGACCACAAGAAAATTTATAATGTCGGCCCTGTTCGATTTGAGGAATATGTGAATAAAATCAAGGGCTATTTCACTACCATTCAGTTCTTACCTCTTGCCTCTGATTGGGGTATTGAAAATGATAGTGATGTTAAGAAATTGATTGATGTTTTCGCCACCCCAGCAGAACTAAACCAAGCTCTTGAGTCAAGCCCTTATCACATCTTCTTTGATTTGCTTAATTATTCCTTTGACAAGTCTGATAGATATGTCTTAGACAAGCGGCCTGATTTGATTGATTCTAAGGAGCGTTGCGAGTTTGCTTGTTTGGCTATTCTGCAAGAAAATGAAGATGAGGGCGACACAAGAATATATACAGACTTGCTTGAGGAATTGGCCGAGGAAAAAGTGCCTGAGTGCGCTAAGTATGTAAGGGATGCTGTGCGCAATAGTGAAAGAATCTACTATGACGCAGAACAAGAATATTCCAGTAATAAGGCCACCTATGAAGCCGAAGTCAATATTGCTGAGAATATCCTTGACCGCCTCGCCTTAGAGAAAAAGCAAGATTGCAACTTAGGCATGAATGTTAATGACTTTACAAGCGTTGATGGGTTTGAATGTACAGATGAGCAAAAGCAAATCCTCACCTTAGCCAACGAACACATGGTTGCTATGTTGAGGGGCTATGGTGGTTCTGGTAAAAGTACAGTAATGAAGGCATTGGTGTTAATGCTTGAGGCCAACCACAAAGACTATACCCAGCTTGCCCCAACAGGCAAAGCAGCAAAACGCCTAAGAGAAACAACAGGTCGACCCGCAAGCACTATTCACATGGTATTGGCTCAAGAGGCTCATATCGACTCTGATTTTGTCATCATTGATGAGTGCAGTATGGTGGGCGTTCATTTGTTGTCTAAGCTGTTTAATATGTGTGAGCTCAACACCCGGTTTATCTTTGTATGTGATGAGGCTCAGTTGACCTCCATTTCTTGTGGCAACGTTGTACAAGACATAATTGACTCTGGCGTTGTGCCTACGGCTACATTAACCAAGATTTTCCGGTACGGTTCATCCGGTCTTGCTACGGTAGCCACGGATACCCGTGAAGGTAAGATTGGCCCAAGACAAAACAGCAATTATCCTGATTATCAGTTTATCTCTCTTGATGATAACCCTATGACACAAATCCTTGATGCCTATGATTCTCTGCTTGACAAATACACTAAAGATGATATAATGATACTATCCCCATTCAACAAAGGCCCGGTTGGTACAGTAGCAATCAATAAGGCCATTCAATCCAGATATAACCCAAACTCTGATACCAATGCTATTCGTAAGATAAGTGGTGGCGAGGAAATCATGTTCAAGGTGGGTGATAAGGTAATCAATACCCACAACGAATACCACTGCCCTTGCTTTAGGATTGATGAAGATGGGTCTTTAGTTGAGAGCATGAGCGACATTATGGTTATGAATGGTGATATGGGCTATATCCGGTATATCAAAGAGACTGATACAGGTATTGTTATGGCCGTTGAGTTTGATAGTGGTATGGCAAGGATTTATGGGCCTTATATGAATAACCTACTACTTGGGTATGCTATTAGTATTCACAAGAGTCAGGGTAGCGAGGCTAAGGCGGTGATTGTGATTACAAGCCCTATGCACAAGCGTATGTTAAGCAGCAATTTGTTGTATGTGGCTGATAGCCGTGCAAAAGAGCAGTTGATTGAGATTGGTGATGTTGAGACAATTAAAGAAGGACTTAAACGACATGAACAAAAAGAAAGAGATACTTGGCTCTGTGAGCTATTAAAGGAGGATAACAAATGAAAAAGTATGTGATTGCTGAAACCGTGACACATTACCACTCTATCGAGGTCGATGATGAAGTAGACATTTGTAATGTTATCGGAAAGGCAAAAACCCTACTACATCAGGCCACTGGGTTTGAGGCCATTGAAGAAGTGCTTAATGACTACCAAAACAAATATGGCTTTGATTATACAGTCAAGCCCAATTATTGTGGTACTTGCTCAGAGGGGCTTGAGATTGCCGGTTGTGAGGATGATAGCCCCGAGCTTGATTAAAGTTCATAAAATGTTTACATTTATTTAATATTGATGTAATATTTTTATGATATAATTATCGTCTTAACTCAAAGAAAGGAGGATAATATGGTCACATTTTACTCAACCCATTGTCCCAAGTGCAATATTCTTGAAAAGAAACTTAAAGCGGCTAACATCGACTATACAGAAAACAATGATGTTGATGTTATGTTGTCTAAGGGTCTGCTAACAGCACCAGCACTTGAGGTTGATGGTAAAATTTATACATTTACTCAAGCGGTCGAGTGGTTAAAAAATCAGGAGGGATAAAAGTTTGGATATTACACTTAAACTAAGCAAAGACTTTGAACGTTGTCTTGAGGACTTAAAGAAAAAGTACGGAGAAGATTTTGAATACATCAATGGTCTACACCCAAATCAACTTGATTTCTCTGAGTTCCTTGATAAGTTTGTTGCTGAAGATACCATGGCCGATGCAACTATTGACCCCAATGCTAATGCACGGCATAAGGACATTCGTTCCTTTATGACTGAAAAAGGCAAGTCTGAAGATAAGTTGTTTGGTCTAAATAAAATTTTTACCGAAATCAAAAAACAATGGGGTCTAAGAACAGCAAAACAATGGCTTGAACAGGAGTTTAGTAAGGGTTTTTATCTAAATGATAGTGCGACAGCCAGTTATTTCCCATATTGTTGGGCAAATGATTTTACTCGCCTTGCTACTGAGGGGTTGTTCTTTATCAATGACTATAACAACCAACCCCCTAAACACCTCACCACTTATCTTGACGATGTTATTGAGTTTGTATCGTTCCTATCTAATCGTCAGTCTGGTGCAGTAGGTATGCCCAATGTTCTGATTTGGGCCTATTATTTCTGGAAGCACGATATTGAGAATGGATACTATTTGAAAGACCCTGACACTTATCTACGACAGTGTTTCCAAAAACTAATCTATCGTCTAAACCAACCCTTCCTACGCATCGACCAAGCCAGCTTTACCAACGTAAGTATCTTTGACCGACCTTATCTTGAAAGCCTGTTTGGTGGTATGGAGTTCCCTGACGGCACTTTTGCCATCGACCAGATTGAGGAAATGCTTGAGTGTCAAAAGGTATTTATGGAGGTTGTGAGTGACATTCGTGAAGAACAGATGTTCACTTATCCTGTGCTAACCTATTCTCTACTATACAAAGACGGCAAATTCGTAGATGAGGACTTTGCTCGGTGGTGCAGCAATCACAACATTAAGTGGTCTGATAGTAACTTCTTTGTAAGTGATAACGTGGGTGTTTTGTCTAACTGTTGCCGTTTGCTCAGTGATACTAATAAGCTGGATGCTTTTATCAACTCTATTGGTGGCACAGCCCTTTCTGTTGGCTCTTGCCGTGTAAGCACTGTCAACCTTGTGCGTATTGCTTACGAAAGCAAGTTGAACAAGAAGAAGTATTTAGACATTCTGCGAGATAGAGTATTGCTAGACTGCAAAGCACTAACCTCCATGCGCCACATCCTAAAGCGCAACATTGAAAAGGGTCTACTACCTAACTATCAAGACGGCGCTGTTGAGCTTGATAAGCAATTCTGTACTATTGGCGGTATTGGTATGTATGAGGTCATGGATTTGTTTGGCCTTATCAATACGGATGAGTTTGGCAATAAGTCTTATAGTGATGAGGCCGTTGAGTTCGCCACTCAAATCCTTGACACCATGAACGATGTTAAAGACCATTTTGAGTGCGATTTCACCTTTAACATTGAGATGATTCCCGCTGAAAACTGTGCTGGTGTTATTTGCACCGCTGACAATCTACTATATGAGCAGAACAAATATTTCATCTACTCTAATCAGTGGATTCCCCTCATGGAAAAGTGTACCATCCAAGAAAAGTGCCGTTTAGGTCATCTATTTGATGCTAAGTGTGGCGGCGGTTGCATTGCTCACATTGACATTGAGAACCGATTCCCCAATGAAGATGCTGCTTGGGATATGCTGAATTATGTGGCTAAACAGGGCGTGATTTACTTTGCTTTTACCACCAAGATTAACGTTTGTGAAGATAAACACGCCTTTATCGGCACTAAGGAATGCCCACACTGTGGTAAACCAGTAGCCGACCAATATGCTCGTGTGGTAGGGTTCTATACCCCTGTCTCTGGTTATCAGCGCATCCGTAAGAGCGAGTTTAATCAGCGCAAGTGGTACGATGTTCTAAATAAGGATGGGATTATGTAATGACAGATACCATAGCACTAAGAGATGTGGTAATTGAAGATTTTTGTAATTATAAACTTCCCTCAATGTTCCTCATCTCTTCTTACTGCGATTGGAAATGCTGTCATGAGGCTAACATTGATGAGTCCGTGTGTCAGAACCACGGACTTGTCTCTGGCCTCATTAAACAGATTTCCTATGAAAGCCTGTATCAAGCCTATATTAGCAACGATATAACCAAGGCAATCGTTATTGGCGGTCTTGAACCAATGCTTCAAATTGATGAAGTGGTTGGTCTCATACATTATTTTAGAGAAAAATCATGCCAAGACACGTTCGTAATCTATACAGGGTATTATCCCTATGAGATACCTAAACCCCTTTCTGAGCTTAAAAAACTACACAATATTACTATTAAATACGGACGTTATGACCCCAACCTCAAGGCCAGATATGATGATGTACTTGGAGTTATGTTGGCAAGTGAAAATCAATATGGGGAGGTTTTAAGTTGATTAAAATTAAACTAACCGATGACATTGAACTACGACAAGAAATTATCGAAAAACTAAAAGAAAATGATGGTTATTGCCCATGTGCTTTGACTAAAACACAAGACACCGTATGTATGTGCAAAGACTTCCGTGAGGATGTCCAATCTGGCCCATGCCACTGTGGGCTATATGTAAAGGAGACAACATAATGATTAGTGAGATTACAGACATTGGCGTTTATCTTGGCCAATTTGGTAATGAGACTCGACTATGTGACCTGCCCCCTGAAGCCGACATCATCCCTCAAAAAAACGACTTTATCTTTTATGATAGTGAGTCTTATAAAGTAATGTATTGTATGGTCGATGTAGACAATGGTGAATACTCTGTCTTTGTTCGCAGAGCAGTTGAGGAGGATTTTTGATGAGGGTGACAATTTTAAACCCTGAAGAATCTAAGAAACTATTTTATTGGTGGGGTCAAGCGTCCAAAATTTGCTACGACACCAAAATGGATGACCCCACCCCAATCGGCAAGCATTGCATGATGTCTGGCCATTTCTCTGGTAGTCGTAGCCAATATATCTTGTTTCAGGTTGATGATTGTCCACGGTTCACTATCGACCAAGCCGTGCGCCATGAAGATGGAGTAATGAAGAATGTGCAGTCTTTCCGTTATGTGGATAAGCACAGCTTTGCCTATGAAATCCCTGAAGAAATCAAAGATAATGATTATCTACTAAAACGCTACCATAAACACATGATTGAAACAATCAACCTATATTCTGATATTCAGAACTATGTGCTTAACAAGACTGGCTCCAATGAACGAGCTAACGAGTCAGCCCGGTATGTATTACCAATGGCCACCCACGCCAGCTTTGTTATTGGTATGGATATTGAAGCCCTAATCCATTTCTGTAATATGCGTCTTTGTGTACGCACAGAAGATAAGCATAGAGAACTGGCTAAGCTGGTAAAGGATGCTGTACTTGAAATTTTACCCAATCTTGAGAATCGGCTTGTGCCTAATTGTCAAGCTATGCTATATTGCCCGGAAGGAAAAAAGGGCTGTGGCGCTTATCCTACTAAAAAGGAACTAAAGGAAATTATCGCCAAAGGTAAGATTGTTACTACAAATAAGGAGAATATAGACCATGCTTGAACTAAAGATTAAACGTTTATCTGAAACAGCAACGCTACCTAAAAAAGCCCATCCCACCGATGCTTGCTTTGACATTTATGCCGATGCCTTGTCTTTTAGAAGTGACGGTGAAATTACCATTGGGCCACATGAAACAGTAAAAATTCCGACCGGCTTTGCAACAAACATCCCTCATGGTTATTGGGGTGCTGTTTTTGCACGTTCCGGTCTTGCAACAAAAGAAGGGTTAAGACCAGCTAATTGTGTTGCTGTGATTGATGAACCGTATACTGGTCAATGGTTAATTCCACTCCATAATGATACCGATGAAACTAAAATTATCCATCATGGCGATAGAATTGCTCAATTCACTCTATTACCCTACTTCGATACAATCTTTACCGAAGTAGATGAACTTGACTCTACTGAACGTGGCAATGGAGGTTTTGGCCATACAGGTAAGTAAATGACTACAACTAACTAAACATCGAAAAAAATAGGGAACTTAGACAGAGTAAAATCCATCTAAGTTCCCTATAATTATTTAGCCAGCCTCGGCCTCAAGTGTAATTCTGAGAGTTTGGTTTTCAGCCTTTTGTGTAATAGTTTTGGTCTGGGTAACATAACCAGTCTTACTTACAGTTAAAGTATATTCTGTACCAATCTCACCTAACAAGAAAGCATACGTGTCAGAGGACCCAGTTATATAATCAACAATATTAAACGTCAACTCAGCACCATTAGCATCAGTTAATTTAACGGTAGCGTCAGAGGGAGTCGGCACTACAAACAATCTATATGCGTCTAGTTTCTCGGACACACCATCTTTGGTTATCTTAAATAAACGACCATCAAGATTAATACCACAATTAGTCTTAATCGGAAAGATAGGAACACCACCAACCGGATTACCCTCGTCATCTCCTATCATAGTAATCACCTTATTGCTCACAGTAAACAGACCTCTATCCCAAAGTTGACCACAAGTAGATACAGTATTGTTTACGTCAATTGTGTCCTCTGTTGTATCTTCTGCTGCACAAATAACACCCTTAATCACCTTAAGAAATTCATTATTTAATTTAATACCGCCACAAAATTTAGCCATATTTAAGCATCCTTTCTTTGCTTATCTATAAGTTCCTTCCCCAATATAGGCATTTCATACCAAATCTTATTCTCCGCCTCAAAATAATATATCCGTCCAGTATCAATTTGTTTATATCTTGAACCGTTTTCTACATTAATAGGTTTAGTGTCTATAGAACGACCCGCAAAAGAAGGTTCTCTAGGCTCCGAAAAATAAGCTGAACGATTTTAACCAAGATTCAAAATATCTTTCAATTTACTATAAGCGTCTTGCACATATTTACAAGCCGCCATAACAAACGCTGTAATAATTACAATACTATCCAGCACCTGCATTGTTTCATCAGCAATATCAATACCAATATAAGTCATATATTCAGGCAAAATACTAACAACAATAGACAACAAACCAATGCCTACACCAAGAACAACAAATTTTACAAGACTTTGACCAATCAACTTCCAATCAAAGTCATACCCCTCAATTTTAACATTACGCCAAGCGCCCAAACACACATTAGCCAAATAAGCCCCTAAGAACAGCAGAGCACCAAACCCCACTTTTTCTAAATTGCAAACAATAATATTTACAATGCTCATCTTTATCCCTCACTTTAAAAGATTTAATCTATAAAGAACAACCGCCAGCTGTCTACGAGTAACAGTACCAGTTGGATTAGTACCATCAAACAATCCCATATCACAAGCTTTATCCCACGCTAATTCAAGTTCACCTTGAGCATCGGTAGTTTTATCATTATCAGACGTCCCAGTAGAAGTATCAATACCACTATAAGGTAATACACCAGTATTCACATACTTAATTACATCTTCTCTAAAATTGTCCATAGATTTACCATGCTGAGGCCACCAATGTCCCACATCGGCATGAGCACTGGCAATACCCATGCTGTGTCCCTCTGCGTGTGAAAGCACTGTATTTTTATCAATGGTTTTCTGCCCCATTTGTCTTAAAACATAGGCGCAAGTATAAACGGCCTTGCGATAAACATTTTCAAAATAAGCTTGATTTTCTACTGTATTATAAAGTAAATAAGACCCCTTACGTTTCTGTAAGGCGTGAAGAGTACCAAGACCAACAATACCGTCAGCTGTTAACCCTTGCTTTTTCTGAAACGCTAAAACAGCACTTTTTGTCCCGGCCCCAAATATACCGTCAATACCATTGGGATTATAGCCCCAAGCTTGTAACTCCTGTTGAAGTAGTTTTACAGCATAGGCAGTATTATTAGAACTACCTTGACTTAGATTCTTCCAGTTTACATCAAGCAACCTAGTATTTAGAGGTTCGCATACCTCACACCCAACATGAGTGCTATTTCCTGTACCACCACAATGCCATGTTCGGATACCAATGGGCATCATTTGATAAATACCAGTGTCATCAATAATAAATTCTGTTTCAGCCGCCGCACTTGTGCTGTTCCAAGTTTTAATAAAAGCAGACGCACTAGCACCGGGTGTACCTGTGCTATGTTGCATATAGCCAGTCTTAGTCTTTTTCTCTTGTTTTTTATATCTAAGATTATTTGTTAAAAAGGCTGGTTGAATAGTAAATCCTGTGTCTGTGGTAATAGTAGTCTCCTCCTGTTTTGACTCGGGCGTAGGCTGAGCAGTAGTTTCACCACCCTTTTTTAAATACACTAAGATTAAATTCTGTGACTTGGAAATACCCTGCATCGTAGTCCCATCACCATAGAAATTAACCTTACCACCACCGTCACCCATAATAAATTCGGTAATCCCTTTAGCGAACAAATAATCTCTTAATTTTTCAGGAGTTTTTGCGTCAGATGTCCCATCTTTACTTGCATACAAGACTAAATTTTTGCCTTTAATGCCAATTCCTGTCCGGCCTCTTGTTCCACCAACATCTTTATTATAAATAACAAGATTATTAGGATAAGCAGACCCATTGGCAATTAATGTACAACATGTATAATAATTATCATATCCCTCAGCTTCAGTAGGAATTCTACATTGCCCAAAATCATTAGGGGTATTCCATCTAAAACCTCTACACACATAAGAACTATTAACTAAAACAGTTCCATCTTTTTTAAGTGGGCAAGTGGCTTTCCAAGACGAATTATAAAAATTGCCTGTTACAGCATAATCACAACCGGTTTGTTTTACAATCTGTGATAAAGTCAATTTTTTAGAATTAATATATATTTCAATCTTTTTAATTTTATCAAAAGGAATATAAGAAATTCTTTCCATTCTTTCCCTCTTTTCATAATAAAAATGACACAGTGTAATAGTGATACACTGTGTCATTTTCTATTCTACATATTACTCTTTGTTGTTTTTTATTTTATAAAATATTACTTTTCTACCAACTTTGTACCCTTCACCTTGTAGGTCTTTCCGTTGAAGGTGCACAGGGCGTACATGTCGCCTACGTCCATGTTCTTCAGCTTCATGCCCTCAATTTCCACCTTATCCAGAGACCCGGTGCCAGTGTCCAGCAGACCGAAGCGCTCCCGCTCATCGTCTGCAATGGTGTTACGGTCGGGGTCCAGATGGAAGGTCGCCCCCTCTTCCTTCAGGGCCTTGTTGGTGTCTTCCAGAGTTGCTTCGCCAGCGGTGTACTTGCCAATGATTTCAGTAATATTCATGATGTACCTTTCCTTTCTATTCCATCGATTTTTAAAATCCGGACATTCCGGACTTTTTTAAGAATTTAACGCTAAAAATGATTAAGTGGTCAATTCTGTTGCAGAAACAGTCCCCGCATCGTCTACCTTTAATTCAAACACTTTGTTGCCGGGACTTCTGAGTACAATTCCTTCCTGCCCGTTAATGAAAAAATCATTGGTATAATATTTCCAAACATCTCCGCTGGCTTTTGCTGTGCCTTTAATTATATGTGCCAATAATTCACAACCACTAACATCGTCAGACCTATTAAAAGCTGGATTTGGTTCCACTCTGTAGAAAACAACTTCTGCGTCAAATTGCTCATCTGCCGGTGCTGTGTACAATACTTGGTAAAAACCAATATTATCTAATTCATAACTCTCACCAGTAGTAGCATTTCCGATAATTTCAGAGACGGTTTTATCCGCAGACAAAATCTCTGTATAATCATCATTCCATGCGAAATGAATTATGTTTGTACTACTAGAACCCCCAAGAGCACTCAGAGTACGAGTAACAGGGTCAACACTTAAACCGTCTCCAATATTAAATCCACCGCAAGGGATTCTATTCATATTATATCATCCCCTCTTATTTTTCTTCTGTGGTTTCTGTGGTCAGCATAGCCATCAGTTCATTGTATTCTTCCGTGGTCAGTCTGTCCGCTGCAAGGTAAACATCCATCTTGTCCTGAAGGCCGTTCGTGCGGCCCTTTTGAATCAATAACTTACAGAGATTAAATACAGATGTCATCGTTTTGCTCCTTTCAAATTCCAGTTGTAATTTCTAACATGCAGGTGCGCTCCTCAATTTCAGCAAGAAGGTCAAGTGTGATGTCTTCCGTTGCCGGTTCTGGTTCATCCGGCTCTGGAATAGTCCCCGCTGTCATGGAAGTAACCGTCTGACCATCTACTGTTAGATTGACAAACGGGAATGTGTCTGGAACTGCCATGCCGTCTGGGATAACAGCCCAACCATCCGGAACAGTTGCACCATTGTATGTCTGGTTTCTGTGCGCTCCATTGGAGAGCGCAACAATTTCTATAATGTTCATATGCTCTCTCCTTTTTAACCTATTGCTACATATCTATATGTCTTGCTTTGAGTATTCATTTGTTTGTCTGCGTTTCCGCTGTATGCATGCCAGCTTACAGATGTACCGTCAGATGACCATGTGATGTCCCATCTTAAATAAGAGGAATAATCAACACCGTTACTTTTTTTCTGCCCCTGAACAATCATATTAGCAGATACAAATCCACTGTTTGTTTCATAATCTTCAACAATAAATACAATTTGTGGGGCAAAAGAGAAGTTTAATGTATTTTTATTATCACCTGTTCCAGAAGTTCCGGTTCCCGTATAAGAACCTGTTTCAATATGCGTTGGCAAATTTAAAAAATTCTCATATGGTTTTCCAAGATATTGATATTCATATCCGTCTGTAATCCCGCTGTCAGGATAAGCGTTGCGATTAGACGATTGCAGATATGACCAATCTCCAATCGTAAGCGTAATTACTTGTTGAGAAGTAATTACTTTTAATGCAGGATATGTAATACGAATATAACGTCCTGTTTCAGTATCTGAATCAAAATTTTGTATTAAATTACCATTTGTTCCAAGAGGTGATTGTCCAATTTTCACACCTACTAAATAAATTGTTAATGGTGAATCTTTTGCACCTTTTATATATTTTCCTGCGAAAAGGTTCTTCATCTCAGATTCGCTATACTTATTATATCTAAGAGTAACCGTTGACGGATTTTTTAAAGATACTGTTCCAGTGCTTTGATCGATGGAAATGGAGTCAGAGTAGCTGATTGTATTAGTTGTCGTATTATCATTAGCGTATAATAAATCTACGGTAGCAGTGGCAGCCGTCTGCTTCTCTTCATATCCGGAGGCTTCTACATAACTTCTCTTTTTCCACCAATACTGATTATATTTCCCCAGCCATGCAAACACATCATTTGGCACAGCGTTCGTGCCCAACCCATACAACGTCTTTGTATTATTAGTTAGTGTTTGTTCTGCGGTAAAAATACCATCAACTTGTGTACCTATTGTTTTAGGGTACAAAGTATCATAATCAGTACCGTTAAATTCTTTCATAACGATATTTTTTTCAGTTGCCAAAAAATTCAACTCCTTTATTCTATAATTTGAAACCAAATTTCACCAATGTTTTGGGTGGGTTGTGTTATTTGACAAGGAATTTTATTAGTTTTAAAACTAGGGTCACTTAACCCCTCAACTTGTACAATAAAATTTGTTAAGGTATTAAGATTTGTTGCTGTTAAAGATTTTAATGCAAGTTGATTTTCTTTAAGCAAAGCAATAGCTTCTGCATAACTACCAGCCTGATATAAAATTTGAAATTGTGTCCATTTGTCTTTATCTTCTAAATGAATATCTTGATATTTCATATTTTACCTCTTATCCAGTAACCTGAAACCAAAAATCAGATTTTTCTTGACCAATGGGTTGGGTTTCTGATACAACATAAGCAGGGGAATATCGCGCTACAAAATATTTTTGCACAGCAGCTACAGTGTCATTTATTGTGTTTAGATAATCGGCGGTCACAATCTTGTTTTGGTTATTAGTAATTTGAGAAAGAATCTGTTGAGCAAGAGTTAAATTACCAGCTTGCATTGCATTTTGATATTGTTGGACTAATGTCGCATCTTGTGCTGTAATATCCTGCATTTCAGGAAAATTTTGGATTTGATTAGGAAAAGATGTTGCCACAGATTATCACCTCCTTAATACATTGGATAATATGGATAGAAACTAATCATTGACACCGACATGGTTGAGCTAACGCTACTATAATCCACAGAGTAAGACTTGACAATGTATCTATTTTGTGTTGTACTATCTTTAGGGGCATGAGACACAACAATATTCACGTCCAACCAAGGAATAGGAATAATATCAAGGGTAAGACTATCATTCAGTCTACATTTCCAATATATCTCTACTTTAGCCCTCTCTAACGCCAATTCGTCAGATATAATATTGTCATACTCTCCGCCACATAGTGCCTGTCTAATCACCCCAACCGTCCCATTCACATAAAATGGACTATCAGGGTTTTCATCCTTCCATGTGGCCTTAGCTTGTTGGTGGCCTAAGAACAGCCATGTGCCGTTGGCCTGATACTGTGCAACATAATACACATTATTTTCAAGTGAAGTAATGTGTAAGCCGTTAGAATCGACCAAATCCTTAGCTCCAAACGAATTAACCGCCAATTGTACATTACCAGATACGGCGCTGTTAGGAGTAAAGCCTATTAT